AAGGAAGGTCTTGTCTGGAAAGGCCTTCTCCACCTCCAAAATCCAGTCATAAAGTCCCCTGTAGTTCCCGTGGAACTCCCGTACCATGGTCTTCCCAGTAGGCTTGCCGTCCTGTACTTCAGGCAACACTATGAGACACTTTATCCAGTTCGGCTGTTCCTTCGCATCCCTCTGTATGTCATAGTCCAGGAGCGTGAATGGGGTTCCCTCCAGTTCGTTCAGGGCCATCGTCGGTGCATCGCATCACGGGCGCAGGGGTTGCGCCCAGCCATGCAAACGTTAATAAATATTGTTTTTATTGTTTTCTTTGCGGAATTGCGCTGGGGACGGCTCTCGTCCAAGGCTACGCTGAATGGGAAAGGGGCGCACGGCTGAGAAGCCCTGCGCCCCTGTTTTCTTGCCGAAGGTAAGTCCCTTACTTCTTCTTCGAGGACTTCTTCTTGCCAGACTCGGTGGAGGCCTCCACGGCCACGTCCGCCTTGGCTGCCGCCTCGTACTCGGCTACCTTGGCCTTGAGTTCGGCTATCTCCGTGTCCTTGTCGGCGAGCTTGGACGTGAGGCTGGAAGCCTCCGACTGCGCCTTCTCGAGTGACTTGCCGCTGGAGGAGAGCTTGTTGGTGAAGCTCTCGACCTCCTTCTGCAAGGACTCGATGCCCTTGAGTACCACGGACTCGTACTTGCCGTTGAGGATGATGGAGAGCACCACCCCGATGACGAGGACGAGGAAGCACCAGCCGACGTGGCCGGTGGAGCCAATTACGAGGATCGCGAGCCCGATGACCCACGAGATGAACAGGGCGAGGTTGCCCGCGTTCTTGAGCTTGGTTGTGTTCATAGCAAGCGTTGTTTAAGATTGGTTTCTACAAATATAGACATTAAAGTGGTACGTGAAGCCGATGTAAGGATTGCGCCTGCATCAGCCTCGGCACGTACAGGCAGCCCTGCACCGAGATCCACCTGTAGGCGGACTCGAACCTCATCCTCTCCAGTATCTTCCCAAGTGCCTTCATTATCAATAATACAGTTGTCCGCTACAAGTTATCTTTATTGTGTTCGACAGATACGACATTCCATCGGAGTCGATGTATGCCGCGGTTATTCTCGTACTGCCCTCAGCGATGCCACATACAACCCCGTTGTCGTTGATTTCCAACGCATCAGATGACGATGACCATGTGACATCGGAGCCAGGAATCGCCTTCGTGGTTCCGTCGCTGTAAACCAGCGAGGGGGTGACAACGGTCGTCTCCGCGACATCGACGGAGGTGGCTCCGGCTGCTATCTTGAGCCCGGTGATGGCAATGGTCGTGTAACCCACTGATATGAGGCAGGTGTCCGAATAGCTGTCGGAGTAGCTGCTGCCATAAGTGACTTTGTATGTCGCGGTTATCGTGGCCGAGCCTTTCTTGACGCCTGTCACGGTGCCCTTGCTTACGGTCGCCACGGACGAGCTCGAAGTGCTCCACGTGGCGGAGGATGTCACGTCCTTGGTCGAGCCGTCCTGGAAGGTCGCGGTGGCGGTCAGCGAGACCGTGCCTCCGACAGGGACGTCGCTGCTCGACGGCGACACGGTGAGGTCCGTCAGCCTGGCCACCACGGCGACGGCGCAGCTATTCGACTTGCCGCCGTAGCTCGCGGTAATGGTCACGCCTGAGCTTGAAGCCCTTACGCCGGTCACCGTCCCGCCACTGACGGTGGCGATGGACGTGTTCGCTGACGACCACGTGGCGAGTGCAGCGACATCCTCTGTCGAGCCGTCGGCGTAGGTCGCCGTGAGCGAGATTTCAGCCGTCTCGCCGACAGCTACATACACGGGCGACGAGGAGATGGTTAGCTTCGTCACCGACGGGCTCTCCACGACCACCATGCAGTAGTCGCTGAACCCTCCGTACTTGGCGGTTATCTTCACCGACGAGGTTGTGACTTGGACGCCTGTCACGGTGCCGCCGCTCACCGTCGCGAAGTCGTCCGAGGAGGAAGTCCACGTGGCGGACGAGGTGACGTCAGCCGTCGAGCCGTCGGCGTAGGTCGCCGTGGCCGTCAGAGACACGCTGCTTCTCTTGGCCACCGTCTCGCTCGAGGAGGAGAGGCTGAGCCCGGTCATCGGGTTCTCGACGGTTATCGCGCAGGTGTCAGAGAAGCCGCCGTAGCTCGCAGTTATCGTGGCCGAGCCCACCGCGAAGGCGAGCACCGTGCCGTCGCTGACGGTCGCCTTGGACGTGTCGGACGAGCTCCACGTCGCCCCGGAGGTCACGTCCTCGGTGCTGCCGTCGTTGTAATTGGCGGTGGCGGTGAGGGAGACGCTGTCGCCCTTGGTGACTGTCTCACTTGAGGGGGACAGCGTGATGCCCGTGAGAGTCCTCGTCACGGTCACTGAGCAGGACGCGCTCTTGCTGCCGCAGGTGGCTGTGATGGTGCATGAGCCCACACCCACCGCCGTTACGTTGCCGTAGGAGTCCACCGTGGCCACGGAGCTGTCGGACGAGCTCCACTCCACGGTCGGGTCGGTCACGTTGGACGGCTTCACGGTCGCGGAGAGCGAGCCTGTGTCGCCCACCTCCAGGCTCATCGACGAGCTGTCGAGCGTGACGGATGTCGCCTCCACGGCGCTGACGACGATGTTGAACCAATCCGAATAACCGCCGTACGAGCAGTAGCCATAGCAGGTGCCTATGCCAATGCCAGTTATCGTTCTGCCGGTCACCGTAGCCACGGAGGTGTCCGAACTAGACCAGCTGGCTATACTCCACGCATTCGTGTTGCTCGTGCCGTCGGAGTAGTAGATTATGCAGTTGTGCGCCGTGTACGTGCCGCCCACGTTGATTGAAACGCTGCTTACGTCGGCGCTGATGCCGGTCACGGTCACGGCCTTGACGGTGACGGCGCAGGTGGCCGTCACGCCGCTGGATGCCGTCGCCGTTATGGTGCAGCTCCCGGCCTTCTTGGCTGTCACCAAGCCAGCCGTGCTGACGGTGGCGACTGACGTGTTCGACGAGGACCACGTGACGGAGGTGTCGTCCGCGTCCGACGGCGTGACCGTCGCCGTCAGCGTGGACGTGTGCCCGGCGTAGATGCTGAGCGTGGACGGGCTGACCGTGACGCCGGTCACCAAGACCACACCTGGCCACACCTCGGTGTCGCCGAACATTACTTTCTTCACCGCGTTCCCGTTGAACGTGACCGTGCCCGAGGACGGCACGGAGCTTCCGCCTACCGTCAGTGCCATGAGCCTCCCTCCTATACCGTTATCGTGAGCGTCTGCGTGGAGGAGTCATACGAGAAGATGCCCTGCACGTAGGACGTGATGACCTTGTTCTGCACTGGGTTCGTGGAGGTCGTGGACACAGCCGAGTCGACGGACACCGCCGTCGCCCCGCTCGCAACCCCGTCGAGCTTCTTCTTGTCGGATGCCGACATGAGCCCAGCCGCGCTCTGCGTCGCCGCGCTGTAGGTCGTGTTGTTGTCAGTCCACGGCACGTTGACATAAGCGTTGTTGCTGGAGTCAAGCTTCACGGGATAGTTCTTGCCACTTGCCGTATAGCCCACCTTGACGCCGCCAAGTGCCGACGACGTGGCCGCAGGGAGGGTGTACACCGTGTCCTTCGCGCTGATGGTAGTCCCGCTTATGGTGATGTTGTCGCCCGCCGTCAGCGTGGCTTGCTTGCCAGCCAATGCCGAGTTCACCACCTTGTTCTGCACGGGGTTGGTCGACGTGCTGCTCAGTGCCGTGTCGACGGTCGTCTCCGTCGCGCCCGATGCTATCGCGTCCAGCTTGCTCTTGTCCGAGGCCGACATTAAGCCTGCGGCACTGGTGGTGGCCGCGCTATAGGTCGTGTCCTTCGCGGAGATCGTCGTCCCGCTGATCGTAACGTTCGTCCCTGCTGTCAGCTTGTCCTGCTTGGCAGCCAGCGACGTCTTGAGCTTCGCCGCAAGGGCGGTCGCGAACGACTGTAGCCCCGTCTTGTCTATGAATGATGCCATTGCCTTATAAGTTTATCCGTTGTCATTTATCTCATACCAGGGATCGCCATATGTGGCATTCGTCGGGCAGCCGTCCGCACCGTAGCCCACGTAGAGCGACGATGGCATCATGTTGCCGTCCTCGATGCTGCACTCCGACCACAGCACCTCCCTGAAGGTGTTCCCGGCGGCGTCCTGTATCTTGTAGCCGTCGGAGTCGAACGTGAACGTCAGCTCGCCGACCTGCGAGGCGCTCAGCGTGTTGGTGTTCACCGAGGCGTTCCTGCACGCGCCCCACGTCGTCACCGACGTCTCCAGCTTCCTGTCGTTCTTGTAGTAATACACATACACCACGACCTTGCCGGTGTCCGTCTTGCCCCAGCCGTCGTAGCCGCCGCTGTCGCCCACGTACAGCACGCACTCCTGCCTGTTGTTGCAGGTGGACACGTTCACCTTCGCGACGACCGTCTGCGAGGACGCGTCGAACGAGGTGGACGCCTCCTCCTTCGCCTTCTCGCCGTCGTTCACAGAGATGGGGAACGTCGCCTCCTTCGGGGAGCACTTCACCGTGAAGGTCGTCATCCCACTCGCCACGGCCTCGAACGTCAGCTTCCACGCCTGCACCGTCTCGTAGCCGCCTGTGTCTGAGTCGTACCACTGCTCGTCGTCGCCCCTCTCCACCGAGGTGCAACGGCAGACGCCCTCGTCCGCCACCGTCACCTCCGGGGTGGACTGGAAGTCGCCCGGCTTCACGTTGACCGTCTTCGTGACAGTCCCGTCCGCCGTCATGTCTATCGTGATGCCGTTGGTCCAGTCAAAGTCCTTCGCGCCGATGTACGTGCACTCGACCTCCTCGACGCCGGACACCTCCACGGCGCACGACGCGGACTGGTCGCCGCAGGTCGCCGTCACAGTGCAGGAGCCCTGCCCGACGCCCGTCACCACGCCCTCGTCCACGGTCGCCACCGTGTTGTCCGACGTCGTCCAGCCTACCTTGTCGGTAGTGTCGGACGGCGTCTTCGTGGCGGTCAGCAGCTTGAAGTCGCCCTGTTTAATCGTGATTGACGAGCTGTCGAGCGACAGTCCGGTGCAGGGCACCTTGCTCACCACGAGCACCTGCTTGGTGACCGTCGTACCGTCAACAAGTGTCAGCACGGCATCGACGTATGTGGACAACATGGCGTTCACCGTGTCATCCACATACTTCTTGTTCACAGCGTCACCGTCATCCACCGGGTCGGGCACGTCGTGCAGGTCGACGCTGATTTCCTGGAGCCTCTTCTTGAGCAGCTCTGACAACGACGTCGCGAAGGACGATAGCGACTCACTGGTTATGAACTTGTGGTTGTCAGCCATTTGCATCCAATATCTATACTGAGACTACAGTCCATCCGTTAGGAATACCACCACTTCCATCATCGCTTGTATATGAGTACGAGCCAGTCGATGGTATGCGGAACGTGCCAGTCTTAACAGCGTTGCCGTTGAAGAGGATGGTGTCGGTTGACTGTATTGCGTTGCCTGACACAGTGAGAGCCATGAGCCGTCGTAGTTAAGTAGTTATGGATGGCCGTCAGCCCCATGCCGCCCCGCTCGTCGCGGACGCGGCACGGGCGGACTGCCAGCCTTTTTAGAAGTCCATCGCGGACACCATGGCCTCGATCTCGGCGGTGGTGGCGGTGTTGATGGTCATCACGCCGGAGGTGAAGGTAGCGTCGTCGGACGAGAGAGCGTCCTGCTTTGCAGAAATCTGCGATGCATACCCGTCATAGGTAGTCACCTTAGCAGCGGTGATACCGGAGTTAGCGGCTGCAAGTTGTGCAGTAGTCAAAGTTGCCTGCTTCCCTGCAAGTGCAGTGTTGATTACTTTGTTCTGCACGGGGTTCGTGGAGGTCGAGCTGAGGGCGGAGTCCACGGTCACCTTGTTCGCCGTTATCTGCGCGGCGTAGCCGTCGTAGGTGGCCACCTTATCGGCGGTGATGCCGGAGTTGGCTGCGGCGAGCTGTGCGTCGGTGAGGGCGTCCTGCTTCTTGGCGATGTTGGCCGCGTTGGTCTGGATGGCGGTGTTCATCGCGGCGGCGCTGTCGGCGTGCTCGCTGATCCAGTCGCTGATCTCCTTGAGGGTGTCGAAGGACGCGGGGGCGTCGGCCACCACGGAGGCGATGCCGTCGCTGACGGCCTTGCTCACCGACCCATCGCCGGTGCCGTTGAGCGTGGTGATCGCGGCCTCGTTGGCCGCCACGCGGGTAGTAAGGGCGGTCACGTCGGCCCCTACAGTGGTGCTGATGGTCTTGCCGTCAGCCGCGATGGCGATGCCGTCGCCCGCTACGAGCGCGTCCTGCTTGGACGCGAACTTGGTCTTAATCTTCGCTGCCAACGCGTCCGAGTAGGACGTCAGGTTGTCCAGGGTAATGAATTTTCTTGTCGCCATAGTCTAAATCTTTTAGCCAATTTTGTAGGTATTATTTTTCACTTGGGCGCGTGGCATGGGGCCGCGCCCGCGCCCCTATATGTCCAGCGAGGCCACCAGCAGGGCGATGTCCGCGTCCGAGGCCGCTGACACATCTGTGCCTGCCTCCATGAGGAGATCCAATATCTTGTGTATGGACACATTGTCCTCTTCAAGGGCTTCCTGGCCTTCCTCAAGTGAGTCAAGCCTTTCAAGATCCCTGTAAATCGAGGCCAATATAGCTTCCAGAGTTTGATTGTCACTGTCAAAGACTGCTTTTACATGGGTTACTGGATAAAGGGGGACATGAAATCCGGTGCTCTTTATCTCATCCTCATATATTTTTCTAATCTTGCCCATAAATATATGATGTTTAAAGTTCTATGCTTCCAGGCAGGAAGTGTCGATGTCAGGGATCTCAAGCCCCGGGTCGTCCAACGCCTTGACAACTTTGACCACTTCAATGTTGTCGATCCCAGCGTCATCTGTCTTCTCTTCCAGACCAGAAGTATCAATATCAGGAATTTCAATCCCTGGGTCATCCAGTGCCTTGACAACCTTGGTTGCCTCAATGTCGTCAATATCTTGTTCAGCGACATCCATCCTTTCCTCAAGGCCGAAAGTCCTGTAAACAAGCTCGGTCATATTTCCTAACTTAAGTTTTCCCATTTTCAAATAGTCTGGATAAGGTATCAAGCAACTTGAGCCAAACAGGCAGTAGAGAGCCCTCTCTATGAGCTTGTAGTCCCTGAAGGTAATCATACCCCTGTAGTCCTCATAGCAGAAGTGCCTGTAGAACAGGAGTACAAGGAGCTTCTTCACGTCCTTGTACGGATAGTAGCCAAGCTTCTCCAGTACGGAGAAGTAATGGGTGAGGGAGTCATATACAATCTCGTCCATCACTTGCAAGCACATCCTTTGCCCATAGCCACTATCGCTGTGTCCACGAGCCTGTTGTAAATCTCTATCGCCTTTATGAAGTGCTCAGTCTCCACAGCCGCCTTGAAGGCCTCTATGTTGAGTATGAGGTCTATGAATCCCTGGGACACCTCACAGGTGTCGGATAGTTCCCTCGTATAGCCCATAATCCTATTGTAGAGGAAATATGGGTCAAAGGTGACGGCAAGCGTCCACTCCTCGTCAAGCCTGCACGGTGTACAGTTGCTCGTCTCCGATGGCTTGAATGCCCCCTTGATGTACACAAAGTACAGTGCCTTCGCTGGGGTCTCCTTTGCAGGAAACACGAACGCGGTCACGGGAACCACCAAGTGTATTTCCCTTGGGGTGGGGTCTTCTGAAGTGATGAACTCCTTCTTATAGATGTACTGGGTGTCATCAATCGGGGTAAGGGGCTCAACCCCATTCCCAGAGATGTTGTCTCCGAGCTGGGATACGGTCTGGATTATGAGGGAATCGAAGTGGCAGTTATCGAAGTAGCTGGCCTTGTTTATGTGCGCATCCAGACACATTAACCTGCCGTTGTCCGATATTCTCAGTTGATCGATTACTATCATGTCCTCAATACTTTGAGCCTCTATTAGCCTGCACAAAGATAACAGGTTTCCGGAGCATCTGATCTCAATAAATGAATCCCCTTATACTTCTTAATGAAAGAATTTAACAAATTAAGTTCGGTGACTGCCGTTTTGAAATAATTCTTATATTTGTACGGCAATAGACAGAGTAAGTTATGGCTAAGAAGAACAAATCCAAGAGCAACCCCAAGACTGCCAGCAAGTCAGCCGGCAAGACTACGAGCAAACCATCCAGCAAGACTTCAGGCAAGCCCCAACAGCCTAAGACCCCCAGGGTATCCCCAATGATGCCCAAGGCCGGCACTGGCAGTCACAGCAGGTATGGTTGCGGTGGCCCGCTCAAGAAGTGACCTCTACAAAGCTGAAATAAGAATCCTCAGGGTACTGCCCATGACATTGGCCACCTTGTATTTCATCAATACGGTGGCCTCCTGCCTGGGTCGCAGCATACCCATGCTCAGTTTCCTCGGGGGAATGTCACTGCTGCCCACCCTGTTCCTAGTAATGTCCTCCCTGGTATTCCAGTTCTGTCCCTGTCACAGGATGTACCTATATTATTGCGTTGCCGTAGATGCCATAAACTACATGGACATGAAGGTGGGACTGTCCCTCAAGGGCTTACAGCTGCTTGGGTTGCACTGCATGGGGGCCTTCCTGTTCCTTACGGCCATACTGATTGTACACATGAAACTGAAGAGAGATGAGGAAGATATTGCTACAGCTACTTAAAAAGATCGTTGACGACCTTGAGACTGGCAACTCTAACATAGACGAGAAGGAGGAGCTCGAGATAATAGACGCGCTTAGAAGATATACCAGGAAGGACGAACCAATCAGCAAGTACCAGGCATATACATACCTCAACATGAGCAGGGCCTCATTTGACAACCTTGTGCGGGAGGGCAAGCTGCCGAGGGGAAGGAAGAGGCCTGGGTTCAAGGAACTCTCATGGACCGTGAGGGAACTGAACGAGTACCTGGGCAAGTAGCATCGTCCTCAATGAATATCGCCTCTGTAGCCATCTACAGGGGCCTTTATTTTTTCTCCTGGCAACGTTGTCTTCCTTGGGCGAACGGGAGTACTTTTGCCTTGTAAGCTTACGACCAAATGTTCAACTCTTTAATCAACCAAGTTATGGCAGAAGAAACTTCTAAAACTTATGTGTTTGACTCGGCGAGCGGTTCCAAGGGTCTCGACCCGACTGCCCTCCTTGCCATGTTGGGGAACAACGGGGGCTTTGGAGGCAACGGCAATTGGCTCTGGGTGCTTTTCCTGTTCTTCCTCTATCCTGTGATAGGCAGGAACTTCGGCGGGCTCGGCGGCGGCACGGACTCAGCTGTCAACAATGACGCTGGAAGGCAGCTCCTCATGAGCGCGATCCAAGGCAACGCCAACGCAATCAGCCAACTCTCCTCCATGCTCAACACCTCCACAAGTGCGATCCAGCAAGGTATCAGCGCACTTCAGACCTCAGTGCTTTCAGTTGGCAACCAAGTTGGCCTCAGCAGCCAGCAGGTGATCAACTCCATCCAGTCCGGGGACATGGCGCTTGCCCAGCAGCTTTGCAAGTGCTGCTGCGACAACCAGCTCGCCATCGCAAACCAGACAAGCTCCCTCCAGTCCAGCATCTATGGTACGCAGACTACCCTCAGCGACGCAATCAACAGGAACGGCTACAACACCCAGCTGTGGACATCGAACCTCCAGCATTCCATCGACATGGGAGGGGCGGCCACGAACCTCTCAGTATGCCAGCAGACCAACACCCTCCAGAATGGGGCCACCGCGAACACGCAGAGGATAGTGGACGCCATCAGTAACCTTCAGACCAACATGACCAAGGAGTTCTGCGAGGCCAAGGAAAGGAACCTCCAGTCCAAGATTGACACGCAGTCCGACACCATCACCTTGCTCAGGGGTCAAATCAGCAACGACAACCAGTCCAAGGCTTTCACCGAGGCGTTCAATTCCTTGCAGAATCAGATTACCGCCCTCTCGGGTAAGGTTCCGAACACTGTACCCATACAGTACCCCAACCTTGTGGCCGTCAACAACACCCCGTATGCAGGCAGCTACGCCGGATACTACCCGTACAGCAATCAGGCCTGGGGCTAGGGACTAAAGTGGATTGGCCATGAGATTTCCTTATTTTGTAACCAACAAGAGGGGCATTCCCTGTCTTGAATCCCAGTCGGTATCCGTCAACGGCACCACCAACGTAAGGTTCACGTTCAAGGAATATCCCTTCCTCCAGTCCTTTGCGGGGCTGATTCTGTTCAAGCTTTCCGCCATCCCAAGTGGCACTACCACTACGCTGCTCCTCGTGGCGGTGATAAATGGCAAGGAAGTTCCCCTTACGGATTATGCAGGCACGGCGCTTACGGTGGCCAGCCTGACCTCCGAGGGAATCCATGCCGCGTATGGCAACTCAAGCTCTGCGGAATTGGCGCTGCTCACTGGAGTGGCTTAATCAATTGACAAGTAAAATTAAAAACCATGTTTAGTGCATTGAGGCAAAGCAATTCGATATACATCCTCGACAAGGGCGAGACCCCCTCCCTCAAGGTTGGCCAGGTGGTCAACGTGTCCGCCCCGTCCCCAAGCTTTGGGCAGTTCAACACGTTCACTGTTGACGTGACCGCCATAGTCGACGGGCATCAGATGCAGTTCCAGAAACTCCCCTCTGCGGGAAGCATAGCCACCAGCAACGGCCTTGTTGTGGCCGAGACCAAGGAAGCCATGCTCTCCGAGGTCGAGGGGTTCATGAAGAACTCCCAGCAGATACTCGGCAACATCCCATACCACCAAAAGGTGGTGCAGGCATGTAACGAGATGATGGGAACCCTCAATCCCCAGTTTGCCGAACAGCAGACGCAGAAGAAGGAGATTGCGGAGATGAAGACCCAAATCCTGGACATATCGAAGAACCTGGCCGAACTGCTCGGACATTTCAAAAAGGAGAACACGATATGAAAATGTGGGAAATAAGGGAGGGAGACCAGTACTCCCGCGAAGACCCCAGGTATGGGGAGAGATACTCCACAAGGCGCGGTGAGCGCAGTGGGATTACGGGCTATAGGGACGATTCCTATGAAAAGGGCTACGACTGTGGCTATGAAGACGGCTACAGGATGGCGATGAAGGAATCGAAGTCCTACTATGGCGAACGTAGGTACTAGTATAGCTATGGGGAGGAGGGATGCTTCCTCCCCATTTTACTTTTAGAACTATAGAGACATGAGACTTGACACCAACGACACGTTCCCATCGGGAATGAAGGAATACCTGGGCTACTATGGCTGGCACTTCAGCAAGAAGATGGCCGAGTGGGCCGTCTCCATGATGTACAGGAAGATCGGACAGAACAAGGAGTACATAACCCCATATACGAAGGAGGGGCTTGAAGGTCTCCTGGGCAAGAGTGACGTAAGGCTTGAACGCAATGTCGGCTATGACCATGTGTATGTGGCCAACATGGCGAAGGCGGACTTCCTGGGAAGTTCCATCCCAGATGAGGCCCATCTCGCAAAGTATGTGAAGGATGTCATAGACGACGCCGATGCATACGAGGGGATGCCCTTCACGAGGTTCTATGCCGACTGCATAGGATCCGGGACGCCCATTGTCTGGGAGGACATGATATGATCCTACAGGAAGTCCATCTGGGAAAGTATGGCTGGACCGCATATATCTACTACGCCATTGCCAGTATCGACGCAGAGGACATCGCAGACAAGTTACGGGAGGTGGGGTGCGGGGGAGTGGAGGCGAATAATTTCAAGGAAGCCCTTTCATCATTCGGCTACAATGCAGGGTTCACGTATTCCAATCCCAGTAGTAGACAGTCTGTAATGGTAATCGGTCCGACTACTTCCGCAGAGGAGTTCCAGTCAACCTTTGACCATGAAAAGGGACACCTTGCGATGCACATAGCCGAGACCTTTGGAATCGACCCATTCGGGGAAGAGTACCAATACCTTACGGGCGAGATAGGCAGGAAAATGTTTCCAGTGGCCAAGAGGTTCCTCTGCGACTGTTGCAGGCGGAAGATAGGGATCGGAAGTATAGAATAAAATAAAGGAGGCTGTTGGCCTCCTTTATCCGTAAGCATGGTACTTACCTCTTGCCTCCACAGTCTTTTGAGTGTTCCTCTATTTCCGTGGAATCCCCCCTTGCATGGGTAAGGTCGTCTGAAAGTTCCGTCGGTGTACTTGGGACAGAATCCTGTGGACCCCCATCCCAATCCTCGACACCGGATATCGCGTCATGATCCTTATTGAGAGTCTCAGAGTTAGTGACCGGATCAATTGAGACGGCCTCTACTGTTGTGGGTACATCCGAGGAGACTATGGCGTCGCTGGTCTGCACTTCCTCGGCAGGCACTTCACTTTGATCCTGGATAGCCTCGACCATGGAGGCCTTTTCATCTTCAGTCATCTTTTCAAAACTTGCCGTAAGCGATTCCCCACTGAGCCTGCTCAGTGAGAACTCTTTCCCTATCTGATAGCCAGCTCCCCTATACTCAGCAAATGAACTGTCATTTGCATCCTTGTCCTTTATAAGCAGCTGGTTTCCACCAGGCCTAGATTCCTTATATACAGCTCTGCCCCCATCTATACCATCAGGGGCTGGATATGAGGCCTGTATGGGAATGATGTTGATGCTGGCCACCTTGAGCCCGTATTCATCCTCAAGGAACTTGGCATACATCGAGAGCTGCCTGTCATACCCCCTTGAGGCGGCTATCTTAGAATCGAAGGCACTCCTGTGGGTCTTGAAGTCATAGATATGCAGGTTGCCGTTTTGGTCTAGGGCCAGCACGTCAAGGGTTCCTGCGACCCTCACCTGCCTCGTTTCAACAACCCCATTGTTGTTCACCTTGACATTGAGTACCCCGGCGGCTGTTATGTGGCCTGGGTCTTCCCTGGTGCCAGTCTTGATTATCGTCTGCCCCTTTTCGGCAAGCCTCGCCTCAAAAGCCTTGAAGGCCCTATAGGCATTCTCATAGTTCTCTACGGTCGAGTTGTCATAGTCTCCAAAGGCTTCCTTGCGTTCCTCCTCGGACATGGAGTCGAACACACCGTTGAACACGTCCCTTCCGAACTCATCTATGGAGTTGCCAATCCTAGATGAGGGAAGTCCCCAGGCACTGGCAGGGTCGAATCTCCCCTCCATTCCAGGCAATGCGCTCTTTATTGAAGTGACCCTGGAATAGAGAAGCCCGTTTACCATGTAGTGCCTCTCATCCCCCTCGACAAGGTTCCTGTTCTTGGAATCCTGGAGAATCCTGGCGATGGCCTTCCTTATGACAGCTGGAGTTGTGTTTCTTGGTGCAGTGGCAGCTGCTTTCTCCGAGGCCATCCCAGTGTCCGCATCCACTGTGGTGCCTGAAGCCGTGGTTGTCTCTGTCGGGGCTGTACTGTCCGTTGCAGTCGTTACCTTCTGGGAAGGCTCCTCGGTGCTGTAGAGCTCTGACATCCTGCCACCCAGCACATGGGCTGAGACGGTCTTCGCAGGATACGAGAGCTTGGACACCTGCATCTGGAGCACCCCATCGTCAAAGAGGTCTTCAAGGTCTCGCACATCGGCCTTGTTGTCAGTCCCTGCATGGTGATAGGAGGTTTGCCACTTCACCAGCTCATATCCAGATGCCTTGTTCAGCCGCACATTTCCTTCCCTATCAAGTATGAGATCCCTAGTAAAGGCACCAAACTCCGCCTCTGACATATCCTGGGCATAGCTTGTTGTAAGCGTTGCCAAGTGGTTGCCGTCCGAGGACACCTTTATGTTTATGTCCCTGTTTCCCGCCTCTCCCGTAACCGCGACTTCAACTTTGAGGTCCGGTACATTGAAATACCTCGAAATCAAGGATTCCACACTGGCGGTATATTCGCTTATGTTACGGACCGGGTCCTTGTCTAGCCTCAATGCCTTGAGCGTCTTGAAGAGTCCCTTGAACCTGCTATTGGACTCAACTATCTCCCTGCCGTACTCCACGCTGCCGTCAAATCCTCTCAGGAGTTCAACTATCGTCCTGCCGGAGTTCCTGTCCATGGTCTCCCCGATGGCCTTTGTGAGGACAACCTTGGGATAGACATCATGTGTCCCCTTCTGTATGTCAAACACGAGGTAGGAACGGCCACCCTCTTCGGGCTTGTGCTTGCGAAGCCTCTTTACGAAGGCCTTCTTCATCTTGGCCCAGAGCTTCGTCTTTCTCAGGGCGACCTTGTCTCCCGAGGCTTCAGCCCTCTTGTATTCATCCATTTCCTCAGCCGTCGCCCCGACAAAGGACTCGGCCACGGAAAGGGCGTTCTTGGCCATGAGCTCACTTGCGTCGCTCTTCGGGGTATCCTCGGTACTCCTTGGTATGCTCTCCTCGTCAGTCGCCGAGTGGATTGCCGCGAGGTTCGTCTTGATGGTGGCCCCATTGTCATACTTAATGAGGGAGCTTTCACTGGATCTCCTTATCTGCCTCCTGAGCGCGAGCATCCTTCCAGCCGTGGGAATCCTCTGGTTGTTGCTCGACGGCATGATGCCTATGGGCTGGTAGTAGTGAACCTTGTTGTCAGCATTGTCTGTTACGGCGATGAGCTGGTCCGGATTGTCCACGAGATGCCTGTTGTAGTCATTGATTTCAATGGCCATGACTACGGGGGCATCCATCTCTACCGTATAGGTCGCCCCGCTTTCCCCCATGGCACTGGCTATGGCCCCCTCAAGACTAGGCTCGTAGATGAAGGCCACCTGGGTGTTCTTCATGCTTTGGGCGTTCCTGTAATCCTGGTTCCACAGGGCCTGGAACTTCTGTAGGAACGGCACCATGTTGTGACGCCTGATGTAATCAGCCCATGATTGGTACCTTGGATTGGTAAGGAAGAAGTCGAGGTCGATGCTGTCCAGCCTCATTGGAATCGGGGCCGTGATTGGGGACTCCGCCTTTGGGGATGTGGTAGAAGAGGTCTCAGCCTTCGGCTGCTGTGCCTCCTGCTTGTCAAAGTTCCTTGACGCCAAGGCCGTAGCCTTTACGTCAATCTGTGGATAGGCCGCCCTGTTTGCGGTGAGCGCATCCGACAGGACCTTTGCCTGGAGGGACTTTACATTTGGAATCACCTCGGACTGTAGGTATGCCTCGATGATGTCCTTGAGCTTGTTTCGTGTGCTCTCATCCATCTGCATCCTGTCGAGTTCCTCAAGCATGGACCTCACCCCGCCTTCTATCGAGCCGTTGAGAAGCCTTGCGTTCTCAAGGATTCGACTGTTCCTGACTGATGCCACGATTGGTTCCTCAGTCCCCGTCTGTGCGGGAGTCTCCGTAGAGGCTGTCCCCTGTGCAGTTATGGTTGAGGACGCCTTGGTGGTAGTTGTCGCAGTACTGGAGGATGCGGGGGGAGTAGTTTGGCCACTGGCTGAGGGCTTGCCCTTCTTAAGCCCGAACGGATCCTTGGGGTCTACCTCATCTGGCCGTCTTTCCTCCTCCCTGGTATTGGCTGTCCCAGTCGGCTCGACAGGCTTCTCTGAAACACTCTGAGGCGCAGCGGTGGCTTCCTTCGGCTTGGTGACTTCCGTGGAAGCGTTCCTGTCAGCGTTGAATCCCTCCACCACATCCTGTACAAGAGCCTTGGCATAGTCGGCGTCAAATACGATTCCTCCGTTTGCCTCCTTCTTGTTCCTCTCCGCAACAAAGTCCGCAAACTTTTGGGAAGTCATCGCCTCTGCAAGGTTGTCCATGGTGATTCCCTTCCTTGCTGCATATTCTATCGCGTAGTCAAGGAGCTTCCTGTCCGAGTCGGTCAGGGAATACTCCGTGGTCACAAGTTGGGATATGGGCTCTACTTCACCAGTTTCCTCATTGGTGGTCGTCTCCCCTGTCTGCTGCATTGAGGTATGGCTCACCAAGTCAGTCATCTTCAAGAAGTCCGACAGCTCCCCAAGTCTCTCGGCCCTTTCCAGGAGTGCCTCTATTGCGGCGGAGTCCTCGTACTTGGCAAACAGCCGTCCCTTGACCACCCCTGTAAGCCCGTCATCGGATTCTGAGAAAAGCCAGTCCGCGAGCTTCTCAAGCTGCTCATTGCCTGCGGCATCCTCCACGCCGTTCTTCCTGGCCTCAAGTATCGCAGTGTTCGCATCCTTGAACAGGTATTCATACTGGGCGGTCCTTGTCCTTACAGCCTTCTCGTTCCTTACGTTGTTGAGGAAGTCCGACAGTGCCGAGGTGCTTTCAAGGAGCTGGTTCTCCTTTCGCATGTTCAGTTCCCTCTTCATCTCAAGTCTCGCCCTGTCGTTCAGCGAGGACCTCCACAGCTTGGCACTGCCAAAGATCGCGGCTCCATCCCTGTTGAGGTCCTCAATGACTTCCTGCTGCTCCTTGCTGTACTTTTTGGCGTTGGCAGGGTTCAGCATGAAGGCCCTCGCCCTTGGCGAAAGGGAAATAATTTGCTCCCATGTAAGTACGGGAGTTTCGGCTTTTCCCATCCTGGTAATCGCTGATGCCAACTCCCCTGACCTCCTCTCATCTACCGGGATATCCTCAGTGAGCGCAAAGTAGGAGGCCAGCGTTTTTTGGTCCTCCTCACTGAGTTCAATGTCCGAGTTGGCCATCTTGCGGATTGCCTTCTTTATGTCCTTCTGCTTCCTGTCAGTGCTTTTCTTGAAGTCAGGGTCATTCTTTTCAAGTATCTTGATTGTCTCCTTCTCCCTGTCTGCAAGGTTCTTCTTGGCCTTCTCAATCTTCTTGTCCAGCTCTTCCTTCTCAGTCTTGGCAGTAGCCACCGAGCCGTACAGGGCAATGTCCTCAAGAACGTGGTCTTTCTTCTTCTTGGGGTCGAATGTCCGTATCTTCCGAAACTTGTTGTCAAGCTGCTCAATCCTTGTGTCCATGTTCCGTATGGCAAGCCTTTGGAACATCATGGCGGCAAGGCCATCGTCGTCAAGTTCATCACCGAAGTCCCTCTGCACCTGTTCCCTCACCTCATCGGCATCCTTCATGAAATTCTTGAAGTCAGTCGCATTCTTGGCGGCCTTCCTTACAAGGGCTACGTTGTCATCTGATGGGGAGAAGTCCCTGTCGTCCTGGGTGCCGGTCATGTTCGCCCATTCCGTCTTGAAGCCCCTGAGCATTACGGAGGCATCGGAGTTGCTGTCCTGAAGCTGCTCCTTTATCTGGTCGTCAGTGAGCTTGCCGACGGCCTCCCTCATGTCAAGGGAAGTCATGACGGCGTCATAATAGGCTGTGCCCTTGAGGGCGTTCAGTGTGTTCAGCACGGAGAACTGCTGCCCGAACTCCGCGTCCCTCGCCTTGAGTTCGTCCTTGCCGTCAAGCGCGTCCTGGTAGTCCCTGAGGAAGCTCATGGCGCTTTCGGTGTTGAGGAGCTTTTCCTGGACGTCCTTGTCATTGAAGAACTTGTTGAGTTCCTCGGCAACCCTGTCGTTGTAGCTCTGCCTCAGCTTTGCGTCAGTTCCATTTATAAGGGGACTTAGTGCGCCCCTCCACACTATGGGAGACCTGCTGCTGAGCTTTTCAAACCAATTTTGGCCTTCCGTAGTCCCTGAGGATCTTGGCCTGAAGTTCTGGTTTACATTGAAGCCGCCTATGAGCGAGCTAAGTCCGCCAAGGATGCCGTCCTTTACGGAGTCCCAGGCCACCGCCTTCTCCATGCCCTGCGTCAGGGCACCTGAGAGGGCATCTATGAAGCTGTACTCCACGGCGGCGTTCACGCCCTTTTCGTCCCCATACTTTGAGTTGAGGTACTGTTCGTATGCCACGTCAGTGTAGCCACTGCCAAACCCGGAGCCCACGTCCTGTACATACTCCTCAAGTCCCTCACCCCAGCTTTCCTTCAGCCTCTCCTTCACCAAGGCTCCACGTGATGCCTTCTTTGCCGTGGCCACCCAGTTGCCCGAAGCATCCTTACTTACGTCCACATTGTCCGCGTACCTTGCAGCCGGAGCTTTCTTGAGTCCAGTTCGCTGAAGGGCCTTCTGCACTCCCTTTGAATGAAGGGTGGCCTTGAGTCCCATGTTGACGGCGCCATTGATGGCGCTTTGGAAAGCGAAGTCCGCCAAGGCTCCGTCTTCGGCTATGTCCCTTATGTTGTTGATGTCATTGGCCACCTCATCCTTGTGGGCGGCTGTGTACTGTCCAAGGATATAGTCCTTCACCTCCTTGTCCTGGCCAATAAAATCCTTCAGCCGTTCCTTGTCCTCCTCCGAGAATACCTGTACGGCCTTGCCAGTCTCGGGATCCATCATGAGGGAACCCTGTGGAATCATGCCTGCCATTTCAGGGTTCTCCTGGGCATATCTGTCAATCAGTATTTGGCTGGCTACGGCAGGGCTTTCCTCGACTGTCCGGTCGATGTATTTCTTGTACATGTCCTCAGTCATGGCCTCGTACTTCTCAACCTTGTCAAGCTGCGCTATCTGTGCGCCTTCCGTGGTGGCCACTATGCCTCCGTTCACTAGGTTGAGCATGTCCTTCGACTTGGCGGCGGTCCTCAACGCCTTGTTCCAAGTAGTGGCGTTCTTTGCCATACCAAGGGCCTTGGCAGCCCACAGCCCTCCCTTTATGGCCCCTTGTGCAGCCGCCGTACCTCCCATGGAAAGTGCCGTGGACGCAGCCGTAAAACCATACTGCCCAAGCAGGTTGGGAAGGGTCTTGCTGTTGAAGAGCTTGCCTTCTTCGCTTGCTTTCTCGTAAAGCTGGTTGTCCGTAATTCCGAGTTCCTTGAAGACCTTCTGGGCATCCATGTCATACACATGGGATTCCATTATGCCAGAGGAATACTGTACGAGGGGATTGTCGAATATCCCCTGCAAGTAGCCCTGACCCTCACGCCTCTGCGCATCTTCCTCATCCTCTCCCATGATGGCCCTTCCCAAGCTACCACCAGTCAACAGGCCATCCATGATGCCCACCGTACCTATCGCCATGGACGCGAAGTTGTCGATGAACATGCTACCTGCGTTGAGTGCCACGTCGAGCTTGCTTTGACTGGCCTCCATCTTGTCCTTGAAGACATTGACAAGTTCCTCGTTGGCGTACTTCTCCCCACCCCTCCGCACATTGGCCATATATTCCGCGAGCAAGGTCTCCTTCTCCTGGCTGCTCATCCTCAAGGCCTCGGTATCCTTGAACCTTCCATAGTTCTGTATGGCCTTGTACTTGTCAGGATTGGCCATCATGTCATAGTCCTGCGACAGTGACGAGGAGAGTGAATCGAAGGCCTCGACGGCCTCCTGCTTCTTGAGGGGGTCCGTCTCCCAGGCATATACCTGATTGGTTATCTCCTCGGGATTCTGGCTGCCCCTGAGGTATTCCCTGGCACCGTCCCTGAGGCTGCTCTTTATGTTCTCCCCAAGGTAGACATCCCCGGCGTGTTTCCACCAACTGTCCTTGTAGGAATCCCTGTCATCGCTAAGCCCGTCAAGGTCGTTCTCCAGCGCAGCCCTGGAGATGTTGTCGTCGAGTGTTTCCCATTCCTGGTCGGTAAGGTTGCCGTCCTTGAAGATTCCCTGCACTATGGGACTCTTGGACTTCCTGAGTATGTCGTTCTTGAACCTGTTGTTCTTGTATGCCTCAAGCTCGTCGTCGGATGCCATGGGGTGCTTCACCTTCAACCCATTTATGTAGTCCAGGTTGTCCTGCTCCCACTTCTCCCTTTGCTTGCTGGAGAGGCCGCTCAGCCCCTTGAAGTAATAAGGGGTCCATTCGTCAACTCCCAGCTCGTTCTGCCTCTGGCTCCTCTCATCCTCCTTGGCGGTCTTCGCCTTGCTATACTCTGTATAGAAGTCCCGCGATTCAGGGGGATTCAAGACTGTATTCGCGCTGGCATTGACAACGCTGCCCCAAAAGTCCTTCCAAATGCTCATATGTCGCCTTGCTCTTTAACTGATTACGCTAACCTTCACTGCCCCTGCCTACCGGAGGGTTCACAGGAGTTGGCTGGCCGCTGCCTGCCTGCTGCACATCCCTGTCATAGTTTGGATTGGGAACCCTTACGTAGATGTCATCAGGCTCCACGCCTTTTTCTATCTGTTTCTGCCGTTGCTTCTCCTGTTTCTCTGAACCTGCGATTCTATAGTAGATATACCTTTCGGCGTTCTCCCTGTCAGGATTCGCCCTTACAGCCCTCTGGTAATCGTCTGAACCCACTTTAAGGGGAATCTGAATCTCGTTGTCCTGCTGTTTCCAGTTTATCTCCTCTCCTCTGCTGTTATAGTATGGCCTGTCTTTGCCGATGAGCGTAATTTTGGCAGGGTTCACGGGGCTTGTTAGGAGGGGATTCTTCCCCTTGGAGGCCTCGTCTGGATTGGCTATCGTGATGTCGCTTACGGGAGTGTCCCCACCAGTGTTGTACAATCTTCCCTTCGTGGGGTCATTCCCTTCATAGATGAAGGAATCTCCGAAGGCGTCTTTGTAAATCTTGTTCTTGGAAGCATCTGTCACCTCGGTGTCCGTCGGGGCCACCTCGACAGCCGACAGACTGCCGTCGATGTTGACCCTCACCCTGTAGTCCTTGCCATCGGCACCCCTCATAATCCTTGTGCCATCACCCCTTTGGAACTTCAGAGCCTCCTTCTCCATATCGGCCTGCTCCTTGTAGCGTTCCTCCCTTGCGGCTTCAAGTGGACTTATGTAGGCCTGGTTTCCTGTAGGAGACTCCCTCCTATCATAGATGGCACCTGCATTGAGACCTTCCCTCAGCCTGCTGTCGAAGTACTGGCTGTCTGCATCGTCGAATTTTCCCACATATTCCCTCCGGATTCCGTCTATCACGCTGTTGAGGGTAGTGAACCTCTCATCCCCGAGGTGGCTAAGCAGCTCGTTTATGGCGTTGTTGTCCATGCCGTTCTCCTGCACATAGTTCCAGTACTGGCCTCCCATCAGCTTCCCCTCGACGGAGTTTCGGAACTCCCTGCTTGTAAACGCCTTCATGGCCTGTGCGCCCCTTTGCGCCACCTCATCCCCGCTCATTCTGTCCATTGAGGGGGTCTTGCCCCCGGCAAAGCTGTCAAGCCCTATGTTGTATGAGGATGGGGTGAACCTGACGCTGGGATCCTTGTCGACAAGCTTTGTCATCCTGTCCCGGTATTCCCTCAGATCGTTGTACCTCCTTGTAATCTCCGAGGCGTTTGCAGTATATAGCCCCCGCAGGTTCTGGATGTCCTTCCGTATTCCCATGCTCATGCCATTCCTGTAAAGCTCATCCCTTGCAGCCGTCAGCCTGTCGTTCATGCTTTGGTACAGCCTCGCGGTCTCACTGTTGGGGTCCTGCTCGGCTATGTACTTCAAGGTCTCGGCCTTGTCGGTCATGTCCTCAATCTTGTCTTCCTGCTTCTCGAAGGCCTTCCCATACTCCTGGTAAGGGGTCATGAGCTCACCAAGGGTAAAGGGGTCGTAGGTCGAGTTGATTACAAAAGAATAATTAGCCATGTCAGTAAGTCAAGCCTCCCTTCTTCTTGTTTTTCCTGTTCTTGCGCCTCCCGGCCCTTGTGTCATCCTCGGTGACCAGCACCTCGCTGGCAAGTGCGCCCGTATCGGGATTCATGCTTCCGTAGATCCCGTCAGCCGCAGACCTCGCCACCATGTTGTGGGCGGCGTTCTCCTTGCCTATGTTCGAGATTGCGTTGGCAAGGCCCGAGATGTTCCCATAAATGCCATTGTACCATTCGGCGTTGCCGTTGAGCTTTTCAGCAGCCGCACGGAGTGCCAGGGATGCCGCGTACTGCCTGTTGCGATTATAATCCTGAGCATACTGTAGATGGGCATTGTTGTCAGCAGTGGCATTGTATTGGTCAGTCTCCCTGTTGAACTGGGCTACCTGCTGCCTTTGGGCGAGGTTGTATTCCTCGGCCTGCCGTGCAAGGTCACCCAAGTTGTTCACCGCATTGTAGTCCGAGGCCAGCAACGCGGCATTCCTGGAGGCACCTGCACCGGAGTTGAGGATCGCCCTCCGTGTCGCGGCGTTGGTGGCGTTCGCCTTGTTGAGGTAATAGTCCCTGTCAAAGGGCCTGTACTTCATGTAGTTTCCTATATGTTCGACCCTGGCTTCAATCGGCTCCCTACCCGAAAGGGATACTGCCGCGTCAAGGTCGGCATAGTCTGGCTTGCCTATCCCGGCAGCCTGCATCCCAAGCCCTATCGCCGGTCCGAAGAGACCTGCGTACCTCCAGCCTTCCCACCTTGTCCTGGGAGAGACACCTGCCACATCAGCCTGCCTTGCCGAGGGGTCGAAGTAATAGTCGGTGTATGTGGTGGGAATCCCGTCCACGTCCACCGGCTCCCGTACAATCCCGTCACCGGCGCTTGTATAGTCAGGGTGAAGCTGCGCCCATGTATAGCCATTCCCGTTCACCCCCTCGAAGTAGTCGTCGATGGGGGTGGCCTCGCCGCCGTTTGGATCCCTCAGCCAATATCTGTTTGCAGCCGCCACCCTTGGCTCATTTGGCGCCAATGTGCCTGCATCAGTAGTGACGCCCTGGGGAATGTTCGGAGGGGTCACCTCGGGAACAGTCTCCGTAGCCCTCAACACCAAGTCATGCATATAGCCGGGCTTGTAGTCCTGGGCGAGCCTTATGGCGTCCTTGAGGTCCTCGTCCGTCACCTTGTAGGCCGCGTCGTTGTACTTCGAGTTCCTTTTGTAGAACTCGTCTATCGACTTCCACCTGTCGGTGTCCTTGTTCGCGTCATCATGATAGAAGGCATACTGGCGGTCAAACTGCTTTTGCAGCTCTTCCGCCGTGAGGGCGTTAACCCTGTCAAGGTAGTCCTGGGTGTACTTGCCGTCATCCCCGAACCATCCCCTGTCATAGCCCTTTACGTACCCGTATGTATTGTAGGGACCGCCCTCGGCATGGATGTTTCCCCCATCTGTGGACATTACAGGCTGTTCCTGTGGCACAGTCCCAGCTTGGGGTATTGGCTGTTCCTGGGGAACGGCGGCTTGCTGGGAGACCGCTTGCTGACGTGCCGCGAGAATGGTCGCCTGTTGCTCCGGGGTCATGGATTCAAATTCAGCCTTTGCCCTCGCGGCATTGGCCTCCTCCTTAAGCCTCTCCTGGCTGTCCGCAAGGTCTTGCATTATCGCCTCGAGGCCAGCCTTGCTTATCGGGTCGTTGGGCCTTTCGGCGCTTTCCTCCTGGACCCGCTTGGCCACCTCGGCGAATGTCAAGTCCTTCTTGCCCCTTATTCCATATTTCTTCCTCAGCTCTTCAGGACATGTAATCCTGTTTGAGTAAACGAAGTCACTGTCAGGGAATGTATAAATGACCTCCCCCTCCTCAACCAGGTTGTCCATTCCCTTGTGGTCGACCCCGACCTTCACCCCCTCATAGGGATTCTCCTCATGCGTACCTCCGGTGTTCACCATGGTCACTCCGTTGGACCAATCAGACCCATGGGACTGAAGGCTCCCGCCAAAGGCAAACAATGGGGCGCCATCCTCAAGTTCGTCCAGGGCCCCACCGTAGGCCTTCTTCCATTTGCGGGCATTCCTTGCGAATGTAATCATCTTCCTGTATTCCGGATTACCCGTCGCCCAAAGCTCATCCTCGGTCTTCCCGGTTCTCTTCTTCAGTTCAGTGAGCCTTCCGGGATGCTTGATGTGAATTGACCCACCTTCGGCAAATGTATTGACACCTTCCATTCCTATAAAACTGTTGGGCATTGAGGTTATCTTGTTGTCCGTCTGCGTCTTGGCATTCTTTGCAGCCAGGTAGTCACTCATGAATCCATAGTCTATGGCTCCCATGCCGCTGTTCTGTTGGGTGAACAGTGGCCCCCCGAAGGCGGAGTAGTTCAGCTCATAGGCCGCGTTCTGCTTGGACTTCACGTTGTTTATCGCATTGCGGGTGGAGTTTGTGGCAAAGGCGTATGCATTGTTCTGCGCCTCAGTGAGCTTGTTGGCCTTCTTGGTTCCCTTGTTCGTAAACCAGCCATTGGACACCTTCCCTATGTCCTGCTTCATGAGGGGGCTTGAGTTGAAGGCGTTCTGTATGGACTCGTAGCTGTCATCGCTTACCCTGTACTGGTTGAGCCTCGTGGTGTTGCTCTTTACTGCATCCTCATTCTCTATGGAATGCCCAAAGGCAGCGTTTGTAAGACTTCCCACACCTTGCGCCACTCCCCCGGCAAGCATCACCCAGGGATTGCCAGACTGTACGCCAGTCTTGAACAGCCCCTTTCCAGTCGATTGCAAGGTATTGCCTACCTGGGACTCGTTGCTCCCTGCAAGATAATACAGGGGGTCAGCGTAATCCAGGAGCTTGTCTGTACCCTGCGTATTGAGCAGAGTGCCTCCAACAGTGGATGCGGCCTTGCCCCAGTTCATCTTGGAAGATGAAGAGACTGAATTGTTTATACCCACATTCGCGCTTCCTTGGGTTGCAGTCCCGCCATAGCTGAACAGGTGAGCCTTGTTGGCCTTCGTCACCGTATATAGTCTATTCTTCTTCATGGAAGATTCCTTATTTGCCACAAATATAAACAATTCCCTTAACCCCTCCACAATCTTTATTAAAGTGAAAAGGGAACATAAGGTTGTCCCTTAAGTTCCCCAATCACCATGGCAGACCTGCCTATGAAGGAGCCGTCACGTGAAGTAAACCACACTCATGTCATGCAGCTCCATGTTATATGGAGAATGGGAAGACGCAGTTGGGTCATTCATCGTGAACTGCATCTTGCACCAGGTATTTCGAATCCTCTCCATGCTTGACTTGTAGGCCTTCGTGGTCGAGTCATACTTGGACGCCCTCGGGACTATCGTCCTCCAGACCCTGAACTTCTTCTTGAGGTTGGAGAACAGCACCTTCTCGAACTTCAGCCCCTGCTCCTGGGTGTCCTGATATTCATCCCAAACCCTGATTTTGTCAAAGCAGCTGTCATGCTGCAAGGCGTTCAGGGCTTTCATCCCTGAGTAGAAATCCCCCCTGAACTCCACGTTCGAAAACACCTTCTCGCTTTGGTAGTCGGCGTTGCTTATGAAGGTGAAGTCGCTCCTGTACTGCTTCCCAAAGAGAGTGTTGTAGTCCCCTCCGAACATCTCCCATACGACGGGCAGTTGATAGTTATTACCTGAAGCGTCAGGGGCTACGGAGTACAGATTCTCGCCGACGTTAAAAATCATATAGGGAGCCTTGTAGTCGTACAGGGAGACGAACTGTCCAAGCAGGTCCGAATAGCAAAGGGTCTCCGAAGGGGAACTGATGTAGAGGTCCTTGTAGCCGAAGTCATACATCAGCCTCAATCCCCTTTGGCTGAGAGATCCATCGCTGTCAGTCGGCCTCCACTCCGAAACGAAGTCCTGCCCACTGAACCAGTCCTGCATGTTGAGGGCTACGTTCACGTTCCTGAGTTCCCCTGAAAGCAGGTACAGCATCCCGTCGGAAGCCACGAAGTACAGGCCCTCCATGGAGTCGGCTATCGCGAACTTGTTGTAGCACCCTATGTTGGAACTGAGGTATGTGGCTCCGTCGACCTTGTAGTTGTTGCTTATCTCCACAGGAGTCCCGTCACTTGTGGGAATCTGTACCCTGGAATTGAAGAGCACCCTGCTGATTCCCTTTTCCTGGAAGCAATAGAGCTCATTGTTCCAGCTCCTCAGGTCAGTTACCTTACCCTTCCCGCCATCAAGCTCACAGCTGCTGGAAAGGCTCATGTTGGTCCAGTTGTCCACATCGGCCATCGAGGCCTTCTGCTTCGAGAAAAAGACAGTGTTGGGGTAGAGGGTGTTGTTATAGTAATCGGAATCCTGCAACCTGTAGGTGAAGAAGTTGTCGAGCTGAGAATACACCGTATTGATGCAGTTGAACGTCGTGGGGGTCATGTACAGGTTGCTTCCCTGTCCCCTGTTCCTGTCGTACCTGCCATCGATGTTGGTATAGGTCTCGAGCATGAAGCTCCCTATCTCCACCATCATGTTCTCGTCTTCCTGGGAGTATGGATATGTCTTCAGGCAGTCGTACCTCTGGAACCAAGTGTCTCCATACTTCCACTCCACGGTGACGGAACTGAGCGTGGAGCCGCTGGAGCTTGTAAGGCTTATTGGCTCACCAGCAGGAATCCATTGGTTGCTCTTCAGGGCCTCGTAGGTCTGTCCTCCGTAGTCGGTCTCCGGGTTCCTGTCCCTCCTGAGTTCCCCAACTATAAGGGCATTGTAAGTGAAGTCACTTGAAGTGAGGGGGGCGGTGAGTCTCATCGCTATATGCGGGGTTGACCTATAGCGCATCCTCACGGATCTCTCCATGGTCTTGTTCTGGCTCGCAAGGCCTGAGACAGTAAAGCCCGACGTGATTGTGTGCGAGGTATCGGTAGTGTAGATGTTGTCCGTATCAAACAGTTCCCCGTCAGAGGCCTTGGTGTAGTCTATCTTGCCGAACACCTTTCCAACCGATGGCAAGGTGATCAGGGTGTCCACATTGCCGTAGTAGTTGCTCGTACCCAGCTTCACCATGGTGTCCTCGGAGCTGAAGCACTCCAAGAAGGGTATCGCCGCACTGGGGATGACGGACTCCGAGGACCTCCAGCTTGTCTCGCTGAACTTGATGTTGCTCATCCTCTTTTGGCTGAGAACTGCGGTCTGTGTAGTCTCGTCTTCCCTGGGGGCGTCATTGTTGAGACTACCTGAGGACTGCCAAGGATATACCATAAATGCCACCCTGCTGTTGTTGTAGGTGGTGTAGCTGGCCAAGCTTCCGTCGTTTACAAGGTCGTCGTTATAATAGAGACCTGCGACTAGGCAGCCCGCTGGCACACTATCGCTGAATACAGCAGATTGCATCTTCTTAGTAAATCCGGAACCCCTTGATGAGAACTGGGGCGTAGATGTCAATATGTTGATGTCACCTTGGAAGGCCTTGAAGTCCGCGTCCCCCATCAGGGCAAGGCTATACTGGCTGAGGTCGACGTTGGACAGCGTTCCATTGACGTCAAACTCGACTTCTGGTGAATGCAGCGTCTGGACCTCCTGGCTCACCCTGAACTGAGGCCTTACGTAGGAATCCTCCTCGGCATGGGTGCTGGCGCTGTCATACTGCCAAGCCCCCTCAATCTCGCAGCCCCTGTTGCCGGGGGGGAACAGCTTCTCGGAATCCCTGCACTCAATGACGCTCAGTCTGTATGTATTGTTCCCTACAGTGTACTTCGTCGGATTGGCCTTTAGGCCTGTATAACTCGAGACGTCCACCCATGGCCTGAAGAACCAGGAGGACTGTGCATATGGTGTGGAGGCCGCCCTGTCGACAGGATTGTAGACTGTGGGGTTGAGAACTCCCTGGCAAAGGGTGGTCCTGTCGGAATCAGACGGGGGCACAAACACTGGCCTTACCCTAAGGTAGCCATTGTCTGTAAGAACGCTCAGGTTCTTCAACACTACCTTATATGAGGGGACCTCAAACTCCAGCATACTTGTGTAGTTGATGGTCTCTCCAGAACCAGTGTCCGCACTTGTACCATCTGAAGCTATGACGGCAATGATATCCTCGAAGGAGTTGTCGATGTTGAACGTCCCATAGCCAGGCTGTGGGACGCGGTCGTCGTCCCCGATCATCTGTAGGAACAGCCACAGGTTCCCAAAGTTGTTCTGGTGGAAATACTGGTAGAACTTGTCGGTTGCAGTAGGGGTGCCGCCCATATCATTGCCGTCCAGCCGGTACTCATCCTCCTCCGTGTCTCCCAGGCCTGCAAAGGCCACCTGTACAAGCTCGATTTGCGACCATAGGGGAATCCAGTGCTCAATGTCTTCCCTGAGGCTATTTATCATCGTATAGGTCTTGCTGAAGCCTGGATAGTACCTCGCTATGTAGCTAGATACATCTTTCAATGCAGCTGCAAAACTCGCAAGGGTGCTGTCCACGTCCTGCATGGCGGATTCCCAGGTATCCAGGTACACACTCGCATCGGTACTGGTCGTACCATTGGCTTTCATGAGCAGCCTTACACTTTGGGCCGCCGTCATCAACGGACTGCTTGCGGAACCCCATTTCGATATGAGGTTGTCATTGAGGTACTCCTCCACTTCGGCTCTGTCCGATTCAAGGGTGGACTGGCTGGAGGCTACGGATCTTGTCAACATACTGATGGACACCATTGCCGATGGGCCTGTCTTCCTGCCATGCCTACCCTTGAGTGACACGGCCTTCTCCTTGATTTTCTTCAATGCCTTCATAGTCATTGTTCTCCGTACGCTATGAGTTTTGCTCTATGCTTATGTATATCCTCCCGCCTGAGAGCCTGATCCCTCTTGCAATGGTGGCAATCACCGTATAGCCCCCTTCCTCATCGAGCAGGCCGTCGCTCGGGTTGATGTTCGTGTACGACGCGTCGCCGAGGAACTCGACCTGCATCGTGCCGAGGGCCGTCGTGCCGGTAGGCCATACCACTGACGCGGAGAGCGGGTTCGTAGAGCCCCTGTCGACCGTCAGCGTGCTGGTCTCCGTGGAGGAACTCCTGACTGTGAGTGTCACGTTGTTGCCGAGGCCGTCCTGCGAGTCAACGGACACCTTCACTGGATAGTTGGCTCCGTTGGAAACCTCTACCGTAATGTCTTCTGTCACGGTCTCCTCCTCGAGCGTCACCGTGATGGTCTCGTCCTTGGTGACCGTCACGCTTCCGGTCTTGGTGACGTAGCCGTCCTTGGAGACCTCGTAGCTGACCACGGTGCCCTCCGGGACGTCGACTTGGCTTATCGTCACGCCGTCAATCTTGACGGTCGCGTCGGACGGTGACGGGTTGATGGTGACGCGGTACGCCGTGCCTGACACAGTGACGTCGAGCGTCGCCGTGAGGCTGCCGCAGCTGACGGTGATTTCGCACGTCCCGGCGCTCTTGGCCACCACAGTGAGCTTGCCGTTGTTGTCGAAGTACACGCCCTCGGCCACGGATGTATCGCTGCTTGATACGGAGACGGAATCGGCAAAGTCGCCTGTGCTGGCATTGACACCGTTGACATAGACTTCGCATACGCCTGCCCCGCCGGCCTTGAGGCTATACGAGCTCACCTCCTTGCCCGTGTCTTCATCCAGGAGCTCTATGCTCTCGGGGGCTTTCTTGACAGTCACATCATAAGTTGCATCGACGTAGCCGTCAACGTGCGCCGTTATCGTCGCAGTGCCTGCCTTCAGCGCGGTAACCACTATCTCGGCTCCTTCAGTTGCCGATATCGAAGCCACTGAGGAGTTCGATATGCTCCACTGGGCGTCAACACCATGCGAGGTAGAGAGGCAGGCAAGGAGCGTCGCAGTCTCCCCTATCTCAAGCACCCCGTCTGAAGGACCGTCCTCAACAAATATGTAAAACGCGGCGGACGAAGATGCATCCTGTGTGATTCCGAACGAACCCACCACAGTCGCGTCTTCCTGCACAGTGAATGTTATGGGCGTCACCCTGGCCAGGGCCGACGAGCTGTTGTTAGCGGGCATTGTTACGGTAGTCTTCCATACGCCGTCCGTCACCTTCGTCAATGCGGTCGCCGTAGCAGGCGACGACTTGGATGCATCCATCACCGGAGTGCCGTTGCTTGTCACGGTCACCTCGACTGAGCCGCCAGCCGCACTGAACCCATAGCTTATGGGGCTGACCGCTATTGTATAGCCTGCGTCAGCTTCCGTAACAGTTACCTTGAGTGTTGCCTGCTCGCCTTCACACTCCACTGTCACGGTCGTAACGCCCGCCCCAGTACCGGATATGTAGAGTAACCCACTAACGGAGTCATACTGCAACTGTGCCACTGCCTCATTACGAACTGTCGCCGTAACGTCAAAATTGCCATCACCGGCGTTGACATCGTTGACAAAGACCTCATACGTTGCTGTGCCGTTACTGTCGAGGGTGCATGACGAGACAGCGAATCCTGTATCGACATCGCGGATTTCTATTGTATAGTCCGATGTCGTGACAGCTTTCTGTGTAAAGGATATTGCTGGTGGCAACTCAAGGTCATAATTGTCAGTAGCTATCTTCATATAGAAGATGGAGCTGCCTGTATTATCCTCGCCAGAGGTGTTTGCACCATACGTAACAGTGACAGTGTAATCCCCATATTTCCAACTTCGGGGGCTGGATACATCAGGATCAAGAGTCGCGTCAATCTGGTTCAGGATGCCAAGCGCCGTCCCTGTGCTGTTGTGGATTGAGAGCGTGAAAGTCCCACCGTGTGGATTAAGCGCATACACCATCCCGTCAGAGACTGTCTCACCGTCTATTTCCCACCAGATATCTCCAGTGGTCTCCCCGCCGGAGGCTGCCGTCACGGTGAACTCATAAGAGTCCGTCACCGTCGAGCCATCGGCATTGGTGATTGTGCAGGTAATGGTGGCAGTGCCCTCACCTACTGCGGTGACCCTGCCACTCTGGGTTACCGTCGCCACTGACGTATCAGAGGAACTCCACTTTACAGTATAGCCGCTCGCGTCGGAGGGGTTGACGGTGGCTGTGAGCTGCACGCCTCCGCCGACCTCGGCAGTATTGATCCCAGTTATCGTAACGGAGGTGGCATTGGTGTAAGTATCACCCCCAGTGTCGTCGCCAGAGTAGGCTCCAACTGATGGATGATTGGTAATCCTTACGTCCTCCCCAAGGTATACAGGTTCGCTCCACCTTCCAGTCTTGTACTGGAACTGGAGCCCCAGCCTGTAGTACTGCCCATACTTGAAGGCTGCCGCATTTTGAAGGACCTTGCTGTTGTTGGATATCTTGAAGGCGTTGAGGGTGTTCCCCCACTTGTAGTAGTCGTTACTTATCGCACAGTCAACGTAGAACTTCCTCGTGGAGTTGGACTTGCTGGAGACATTGTTGCTTATGGAGAACCCCAACGGGATGTTCGGCCTGGTAATCTGCACGTCCCCGAAGAACATAGTGCCGTCCTTTTGCTCTAAGGTTCCCGCAGCTATGCTCTCTCCCCCAACATAAAGCAGCTCGGTATTATCTATGACCTCCCCAAGAGTGTTGTTGTCCGTGATGACTACCTTCTTCGAGGAACCCAACGCTACGTCGGCCACCCTCTTGCAGTAGGGGGTTCCGTTCTGGGAACTCCTGAAGATGGAGTAGAGCCTGAGGTATTCGAAGCTTAGGTCTGGGTTGTTTATCACCACCCTGAATGCAGTGGGAACCCTTTCCTCGGGACTACCAGCCCTGTTGTTGAAGCTGGTGCTGTAGAGGGTGGTCACGTTGCTTATATTGGACTCCTGGCCGTACTTGTTGTAGTAGCTTATGGCGTACTGTATGACACCAGCCCCAAAGAGGCTCGAGGCGTCAGAGACCTTATGCACCTCGATGGAATCCTTCAGCTCCAGCGTGGGTACGAAGTCAAAGGCCGTCTCGAGAGGAGCTTTGGATGAGGAGCTTGTGCTGGCCTGGCTGTATCTCTTGATGTTAATCACACGGGGCTGGTTGTAGCCGTCGGTCCAATACACCTTCTGCACGAAGTCACCCTCATAGACCCCCCAGGCCTTTATGGGGTGATCCTTCTGAAAGTTCAGGTTTCCCTCAAAGAGCTTGGTCGCCTTGATGTTGTTGATGTTGCTGAAGTCAAGCAGCCATATATAGTCCCTGAGGTAAGGTGAACCGCTTACAGTAGTCTGGTAGGTAGTGAACAGCACCGCGTACTCATTCAACGTACAGTACCCAAGGCAGATTCCCTTGAGGGAAGTTCCGCCCCCAAGGAACGATATCGGGGCCTCCTTGGTACCCTTCTCATTGGTGAGCGAAAGGCTCGTGTTCTCACCCCTTGTAAGTATCCTTATGTTGTGGGCGTCACAAAGGAATTGCGGCTGCTGCTTGCTTACGCTCGCATCCATCTGCAATCCCTGAAAGATATGGTTGTCCAGCTTCCTCATATGCTATCCTCCTGACTTATGAACTTGATCCTCCTTCCAGGGCGGTCACCCTTGAACTGAGTTCCTCTATCTCCGTGGCATTAATTGACGCGGCATTGGCGGCTGCGATCGCCTTGGCGTAGGCTTCATCCGCGTCCTCCTGTGCGGCGCTTGCGGCAGCCGAGGCTGACGATGCCAGTGAGTAGGCGCTGTCTGCGTCAGATTGGGCCAAGGTTGCGGTGTTCAATGCTGTCTGGGCTTTTGACGATGCCTTGTCGGCAGTGGTCTGTGCTGTATTGATTGCGGACTTGGTTGAACTTGCATAGCTGCTTATGGTGGAGTTGAGGGTATTCAGCCTCGTATTTGTCGTAGCAGTCTCGGTGCTCAGGTCCGTCACCTGGGCGGTCAAGTCCTCAATGGCGGTCTTTATGTCGGTCAATGCGGCCACCAAATCCCGGTTCGCCTTTGAAGTCCCCTGCTGGGTCTCGTCACCTGAATACTGTTTCCAGATGTTGGTGAGTATTTCGGTCACGTCCTTGGCGAATGCGCTTCTTCCTTCATAGGAAGTGGTTTCCGTGATGTTCCCGTCGGAGTCTGTAGTTGATGTGGTCGTCTTGCCGAGATACTGCTCTACCGCGAGCTGAAGCTCTGCCATAGTCACATCCTTGAGGGTTATCCTCTCCGCGTATGTCGGATCCTTACCTTCCGCAGCCGAGGGCGTGATTTCGTCGGTCCTGCTGAGGGCCACTATTATGTTGTTGAGGAGCCTTTGGGTATTGTCCTCAAGGTCTGTCACCGGCACCTCCTCAGCTTCAAGGGGATCCCTTTCGTCATCAAGCTCAGCCCTCGCCTTTGCGGCGTTCGCCATCATCACGGCAGCCCAGTCATATGCAGCCGTAGTGTAGTACTCCATCTCGGACTTGGCCAATGCGGCGGGATCCTTTACGTCCTTTAGGAGTTCCCGCAAGATGTTGATGGCGAAGGTGTCCCTGATGGTGGTCCCGCTTACCAGGATCGTCTCGTCATCGACTTCGGTTGTCGTGGTCGACACTTTGCCATCCTTCCTCAAGGTCGTGCTTGTACGGGAAGTCGTGGTACCAGTCGAGCCAGCCCTCGTCACTGTAGTCATGGTGGAGCCAAACAGGAGTATGTAGCCCTGGCGATAGGACGAGGTTACCGTTCCGCTGCTGTCCGTTATGTACTTCTCGCCATCCACCATGATGTAGTAGGTGTCGGAGCTTTCCTTCTTTAGAAACCCGGAGCCACAGTACTTCGAGGAATTGCTCGTTGCAACAGTCTCCCCCGCCTTGCTGGAGCTAGGCGTAAGGATGCAGAGCCTCCCGTTGAGGGCCTCCACAAGGTCAAATGCCTCAAGCTTGTATCTGATGAGCGTATTCATGCGCTATGCGTGATTTCTGATGTATTCCCTGTCACCCGCATCCACGAAGCCCCGATCGAAGCTCTTCATGCTTGGGACCAAGGTCGTCCACATATTGGTGATTGTCTGCATCTCGCTTACGGACGGTATCGTCATCTCCCCCTGTAGCTCGCCTGCCGCGAAGGCATAGTCCTGCTGGGCGTTCGAAAGTATCCCGGCAGAAATCTTGCCCGTATCAAACTTGATTGTAAATATCTGTTTCTTTATGTAGGCCTCAAGGGCGTTGAGGTAGGTCTCGTTGTCCATGAGGAGGGGAAAGCCGTCATCATCGACCGGGATGCTCTTGTATGCAACCAGTACACACCCTTCCGGGAATGAAGTGAATATTACCCTGCCCTGTGTCTTGAACGAGGGTTCCCTGGGAGGAAGAGGTTTTGGCCCATGCATCCTGTCCATGCCATCCGGGGCAGGGTTCATGCTGCCTAGCTTCCTCATGTCGGCGTGGGAAGGTCTATGGTCGTGGGCAGAGGGGGAGGGTGTGGAGAGTAATCCTGGCGTGAAGTTGTCGGTCATGGCTCTCAGGCACACCCCAGTCCGCTTGTCCTTTACCTGTTTTATGCTGACCAGATCGCATGGGAGAAGACCTCTCCAGTCCTCAATCCCCACTTCGGAAATCTTGTCGGAATAAAGGTTGGGGAAACCATTGAGACCAATGAACCTAATGGTGTACCTCACTGCCTGCTCGAGGGTCAAGTCCCTAAGCAGCGGATGCTCAAGCAGGTTGTCGAGGACCCTCTTGATGCTTGTATATCTGACCTCCTTTACCATAGTACCTTTATCTTACCCTCCTTGACATTCTCATTGAACCTATGATTTATGGGCCTTTGGATGGCAAACTCATAAAAGCTCCTGTTGTTGTAGTAGGCCAGCACATTGCTATACTTAATCCAGTAACCCACCTTTCCGGAGTACCTGATCAGCTGCTTCTGCTTTCTAGCCTCCTCATCCTCATACCAAAGCCTCAGCGTGCTTTGCCAATCTACTGGATTGACGACCTTCAGCTTTCCATCCTTCGTCACGCGAGGGCGTTTCTCTATCCTTCGCGCCTCGAGCTTTCCCATCCCTGAAGGAAACTTTACTGTAATGCCATTCACTATATTGTCCGCAAGGCGCATGTTCACTTCCCTTATGATGGCAAGGAATTGGCTATCGGTCAATCGCATCCCTATGTCGGACCATTTGTTCTTCCTTACACGGTTGTAGCAATCCTTTACCCCAAAGCTGTTCTTCACCTTGAAGTTATGCTTCCCACACGCCTTCCTGATGCGTCGTGAAAATTCCGTGAATGTCTCTTCCATCATTTTTAGCTGTTAGTTGTACTCAGGTCACCAAGGTCATCATGGGCATTGTTCCTCTTGTCCTCGGGCTTGTACACGGACCCGCTGAGTTCCTTTACGACAAGCTCTATCAGCGTAGGGACAAGGTAATCCCTTATGGGAAATGTGGAGTCCAGCACATCGCAAGCCGAGGAATCCCCGCTGTCATCACAGAGCAAGTCGGCCGCCTCGTCAAAATCCTCGAAGATGGCATTCATCCTGATTTTGCGAAGGTAATTGAACTGTGGATTGGGACTTTTCAGGTACAGCCTGAGATCCGGTCCGATACTTACCCAGATGATGTTCTTCAGGAATGGGTTGCTGCCCACGAACCTCATCCTGTCACGTGGAATAAATGAGATCATGGGATTGCTGTAGTAGTCTATCGGATAGACCCTGGGGGAAGTCCCCTCAAGTATCTTGGGAATCCTCGCCGTAGTCCTGAGATAGTAGCCGCCCTCACAAGGAAGCCCCTCAATCGCCTCAACTCTCTCAAGATCAAGGCAGATCTGCTGGTACTCAAATTCCGAAGCTACGTCGGTGCTGGTCTTCTCCTTGTCCTGCTCCTTCTTTATGAGGAAGCTCCTGAACTTCTTGCACAGGAATAGCACATGCTCCTCTGTATAGAAGGAGTCATCGCTCATCTCCTTGAGCTGGTCAAGGACCATATAGACGATTTCCTTTACTAGCATACCCTGTTCCACCAAACCTATTATTGCACCAAAGATACGAATTTATGTGGATTTCTTTGAAGGCATTACTGGAAATTTTCGCCGACTTAACGAAACCCCTTATACCACAGAGACCAAAAAGGGGGACGGAACGGTCCATCCCCCAAGAATTTCATGCAGATACGATTAGTCCCCGGTCGCGGTGGATACGCCATCGATGGTGAGGCCGGTGGCAGTCTCGAAGGCGTCGATGAGGGAGTTAAGCTGGGCTACATTGTCGTGGTCGCAGACAATGGTGATGTCCTTCTCGCTCCTGTAGGAGTTCACGCCGGAATCATAGAAGGCATAGTGAATCTCAAGTACATCGTAATGCTTGGAGGCATCCACGAGGTAGGTCGTGTCGATGTTGTTGGGGAATCCCATGCCCCTGTACTGGTCGCCCCTTTCACCCATCGCGAAATACTCAAGGTCGGCGATGGCCTTGCCATTGCAGATGGTCGTGGTGCTGGAGGACTTGGTGATCACTGCCCAGGCGGACTCAACAGGTGCTACCAAGGTGCCGGTGTTGATGGTTCCCGCATAGACGTCGAAGAGAACCCTCTCTGCGGAAATCTTGCCCCTCTTCCAGTCCTGCTCCTTCTCGGTGATTACCAGGCCGGAGGCGCTGGAAGAGAACTCAAGGTACGGGTTGCTGGTTGGGGTGGCCCCCACTTCCTTGGAGAAGTTCTTGTTGAGGGCCGTCTCAAGAGCCTTGTAAAGCTGCTCGGCAGTCTCCCCTGAAGTGGCGGTCACAGACACAAGCTTCTCATAGGTGTCGGAGTCAGACATCCCGAAGAACTGCTTGAAGCTGATGCGGAGCATATACTCCTGGCCAGCCACGGGGGCGCCGCCGTTGACGTTGGAATCAAGGGTCACGGTGACCACATTGAGCTTCGGCTCCATGGATGAAGCCGCCACGGCCTTTACATAGGCTATGTTGGCGGGGCTAATGTAATCACTCCTGAGAACAGTGTCCGCACCCTTGTACTTAAGGAAAACCTTAGCCTGGCGACCCTCGCCGATGCTGTCGACCTCAATGGTTCCAGTGGCGCTGCTCTCACTGACAGCCGCGTAACTGTTCATTACGTAGAGCTGCCTGTTTTGGTTTACGCTTTGGTTCATTTTAAAAAATAAAGAATTTAGTTTAACAATAGCCCCCCGTTGTTGGCAACTTGGGGCCTCCAATATATCAGGATGCCGCAGTCTTGCCACCTGATTTGCTTCTTGTGGCAATCTCCACGGCAAGGTTCAGGATGCTGTCCTGTACGGTGTCAGGAAAGACGCACTCGGTTGCGGCACTCACTTCCCTTATCGAAAGGCCTTTTGGGAGGTCTATCAGTATGATTGGGGAAAGCTTCCTGAGATACCTCACATAGTAGCCGGTCACGTCATAGATGCAGACCACCTCAACCACTCCGTCAGAGAGGTCCAGTCTCAAGGCACGCCGCTTGTTGGGACCCCTGAAGGGATTGTCCTTCACCCTGTGGTATTCATCCTGGGTAACCGGAACAACTTGCAGGGTGGCCCCGTCATTGCACTTCCCCGCGTTGCTTATAGTCACAGCCTCATAGGTAATGAACCACAAGTCCTCAGGCAGGGTGAAGAACCTGCTGTTCGAGGAGATTCCCAGCGGTACGTTGGACACTCCCGTTATGGGAGTGAGCACTGGATAGGTTTCCTTGATGAGCGGCGCCAGGTACCTACGAAGCTCCTCGGTATTCTCAAACCCCTCACCGTACCTGTTCTTCCCGTTATACAGGCCAAGCACATACTCTTCCTGGGCCATCGTCAGGAACACGGACTTCTCATAGTCGTCAAACTCCAGGGAGTCCAAGGACTCATTCTCCTCGAACTTATGGAGGTTGACGTAAGCCGCTATCCGAGTGTCGAACTCATTTGAAAGTTCCTGTACCGTCATGTCCCAAGATGATTACTGACTGTTTGACCTGGTGGTTGTCGTGGGCTGGCTCCCCCTGCTGGCTATCGCAAGCCTTACGGCCTCGTTCACTATGTCCCTGTGCATGATGGGGTCAAGCTCACAGTCCTGTGGACCAGTGACCGCAGCCTCCTCGGTGTCCCCAGCGAAGCTAAGGTCCATGCCAGTAAAGTCCTCGGTGAGGATGGGCCTTGGCCTCCGTACATACCTGACCTTATATATTGCCGACTCCCCGTCCGACAGCTCGTCCCTGAGGATTATCTCCACGAACTTCCTGGTTCCAGTGACACCTGTGTAGGTGCCGTTGTTAAGCATCCTCCAGGCCTGCTTCTTGAGCGGCTTGGTGTAGGGCTTGCTCTGGAGCCTGTCGTAGTCGTTGTAGTTGATTGGAATCACTACGTATTCCTCGGTGGTGGCACCTGCGTTCTTCACCAGCACCCTCTCGTTGAGCACGAAGAGTACATTCGAGGGGAAGGCGAAGGCGAGAGCCCCCTCATCAAAGACGCTGGCCACATCCGAAAGGGGGTCTGAGCCCAGACCATTGTTGGTTATGAGGGTGGAGTAGTCCATCTGCCTCCTTTCGGAGTCGTCGAACCCATTGCCGTCATTGGCGGTGTTGTTCTGGAAATAGGCCTTGATCAGGGCTTCCTGTGCATGGGTGAGGAGTACGCTCTTCTCATACTCGTCGAGCCTTATGTCCCTCATGTCGGTGTCCTTGCCGAAGTCCGGATTCTGCGAATAGGCATTCAGCAGGGTATCCATCTCATTGGACATTTCTTGCGCCGTCATATCTTCAATAAGTTAGATGTCACACTATTCGCTCCTGGTACCGGCGGTCATCTCGGCCTGTATGTTGTCCTGGCCAGTTGCAGTCCAGGCTATCTTGGCAAGCTCCACCGCCCTCTGAAGGATGTCCTCATGAAGGATCTCGTCGAGCTGGCACTCGGCGGGGCCCACCGGACTTGACTTCACCGCCTTCCCGCTGGAGTTACCGCCGACATATCCGCCACCTATCGACACACCCTCATCGTCAAGTGGCGTAAGGATGATTGGCAGGGGCCTGGAGATATATCGTATGGTATATCCATTGGAAGCCACCGTAAGGTTGCTGTTTGGAAGCATCACCTCAGCGATCTTCCCATCCACCGAACCCCTTGTCATGGCACCTGTAAGAAGCCTCCAAGCTTGGTTCTTGAGAGGCCTCTTATAGGGCTTTGACATAAGTCTCGTGTACTCGTCGTACCTGAGGGGAATCACCTGGAGGATCCTGTCGCTGCCGGAGCTCTGGGTGACTATGGCCTCGTTGATGATGATGTACACGTCATCCGGATAGAAGTACTTCCTGCTCCTGCTGTCTATCGCGCTCCAGCTTGAGGGAAGCTCCGAGGAGCTTATCGCGGCAAGGGCCTTGGAATTGAGCAGCATGGAAAAGTCGGCCTGCCTCTTGGCAGAGTCATCGAACCCCTGTTGGAGGTTGTTGCCCTTGCTGGAGGCGGTGAAATAGTTCTTCACTATCTCATCCTGGGCCTTGGTCAAGAAGACACTCTTCTCGTACTCGTTGATCCCAGGGGCCTGGTTCGATGTAATGTTGTTGTACAGAACATCAAAGCTGTTTGACATTTCCTGTGCCGTCATATTCCAATCCTGTTTTAATTCTTTACCTTTGCCTGTAGCATGAACAGCAGTTCCTGCCTCTTCGGTGCGTTAAGGTACCTCGCAGCGTTGTTGAGGGTACTTTCCTCACCTATCTCACAAAGAGGAGACCCGTCCTGTTTCAGGTAATACAGGTTGTTCCTTGTCCCTATGAGCCCTGCCTCCACGCTCTTCTTTATAAGCACTTTCGTGGGAAGCAGCGTATCCTTCACCGCCTGAAGGAACAGCTTGGGCTTCGCCTGTATGTGCTCATTGACCTTGCTCTGAAGGAAATCAAGCCTTACCTTGGGAGATACCGGCCTTCCTTCGAGGAGTTCAATGAGAACCCTTAGGGTATCGAAGTCATCCTCAATCTTTCCATATTCCTTGTAGCATTGCATGGTCACGCTCATGTTGGATGTGGCCATCCTTGCCTCCGCGTTCTCCGAGATGATCACGAACTGGTAGGTCGCCTTGGGCCTGTCCTCAAGCTCCTGGAGCGAAGAGGCAATCTCATTCTTGTTCGCAAGAAGGATCTTGTACTTGATGTAGTCCTCGGGAATGCTGAGATCCAAGTAGTTGTCCTGCTTGTGCAGCACCACCCTGCCTATACCTGCCTCGTTGCTGTCATCCCAAAAGTTGTCGTTCTTCTTGTAGACCGAGAGGGTGTTGTACTCAAGGCCCATCGCCTTCTCCAGGAAAGCCTTCTCGTTGTCGGTAAGTACATTCTTGTACATCCCCGTAGAGAGCCTGGGAACCACAAAGGTCCTTGTAGCCGTCTCGGCCATTCCTCCGTAGAGGATATGCTTCGGGTTTTGGACCATGGCGGTGGGCTTGGGAACGAACCTCACGATTACACGCTCATTCCTCAGGCAGCTTACCACCTCATCCGAAGGACCCACGGCCTTCATTCTCTTGGAAACACGGGTCTCCTTGGGTTCTTCCTTCGCCAGTTCGACCTGTTCCATTGGCATGTCAAAGCTGTCGTCCAGCTTGATACCCTCTTCTACTACTTGTCTTTTCACCATTTTTAAACTTCTCCGTATTGTATTTGATAATAATAGGAATCAGGGGAGGAGGTCAAACTCCTCCCCCTATCCTTATAAACTAACCCTGAAGAATTGCAGGGATGAGGCTCATCGTCCTAGTAGGATCAAGGACGCACACACCAGTCGTGGTCATCTTGTGGATGGTCGCGGAATCCTCGTCATGGCTGGCGTTCGGGTTGCCCATCTGGCCAGTGAACGGGTTGCGGAGACCCCACTCATAGGAAGTGAAGTCGCCATTCTGATCCTTGATGGCGCACTTGAAGATGTTCGGCTGATCCATCGTACCAATGTCGAAGATGTCATACCTGTAGGAGAAGGCAGGACCACCATTGGGATGCTGGAGCTTGTTCCTGGTGGGATCATCATAGTAGGGATCCACGTCAATCTTCACCTTGACACCATTGGGAGCCTGGTACTCCACGAACTGGAAGCCAGCCGAGAGAGCGTTCTCACTGAGCGGGGACTGGGTCTTCCTTATGATGCCCAGCTGGTCGCCATTGAGCTGGAAGGCAACCCAGCCGCTAACGGTCTTGAGGACTTCCTTGTGGAACTGGATGGCACCCCTCTCACCGGTCTTGATGATGAAGGTCCTCTCGCCGAAGTCGAGCTTGGCGGCGGAGAGCTGATACAGGGCCTCCTCAAGAAGTTTGAGGGAGAACGTGTTGTAATACATCGTATTGGCAACCTCCATCTGCTCGTAGAGGCCGGCGCCCATGCGGATGACCTCACCGGACTTGCCGATGTTGAGGTACTCGCCGTTCTTGTTGCGGTTGCTGCGGCCAAAGGCGAGCACGTTGTTCTTGTAGTCGGCCCACTGCTTCTCGAGCTCCCACTGAACGTTGTGCATCCACATGTTCACGGTGTCCTTCACGTAGCGGCCATTGGTCTCCCTCGTCACGGGGATGCCCACGGCGAGCTTCTTGTTGAGCATGGATCCCGGGACCTTGTGCTGGATACGGATCGTCGTGAACTCATTCCTCATGCTCACGGGGGAGCTGAAGCGAACGTCGCCGGCCTTCCTGGACAGCTCACGCTCCACAGGGGCGTACTCAACGGAGAACCTCTTGCCAGCAGCAAGCTCCTCTACGGGCATGCCAGAGGTGATGCCTCCCATAAGCTCCACCTTATATACAGTGTTGGTACCCTCATTGCGGCCATCGCCAAGAATCCTCAGCGGATAGACCTCGTTGAGCTCACCCACAATCACCTCCTGATCCGCGAACCAGTCCTCGCCAAACACGAGGTAGAACGGCTCGCCATTGGCACCAAGGACTACCTCATCCGAGATGGCCGCACCGTCAATGGTACGGGCCTCCACAAGGGGAATGTTCCTCGAGGAGCTGCTTACGACATCCCATGTGTACTCGTCGCCCGACTCAAATTCCTTCGTGGGGAACTTCGAGAGGAAGGTGTCCAGGGTCTTGCCCCTGTAGAAGGCGAGGAGCTGAACCGTGAGGTTCGTAGCCTTCTGGGGATAGAGAGTATAGATGCTGCCAAGGTGGTTGTCCTTGGTCAAGCCTTTCCAGTGACTGAAAGTCTGGGTCTGAAATTTACCTAATTTACCGGCCATACTTTTTAAATTTAAATAAAGTTAAGTGGTTTCTATCATTGTCAGGCCCCTAGAAATCTAGCTTAACCCCCTTGCCTATGAATGACTCTGGGTCATCTGTCACCCCTGTGACCAAGGCCAGGTTGCCATTGGCGTTCCGCCTCGTGCTGTTCAGGGTGTGCTCCAACTCCCTGAGGCCTTTCTTTACTTCCTTCTTCACCTTACCCTTGGTAAACCCATCAAAGTCCTTGAACCCATTGGTAAGGGTGTAGATGAGTCCGACATACTTCATGAAGTCCTCATGGTTGTCGCGCTCATACTTCTGAAGTTCAGTGTAGTAGTCTCCCGTCTCGGGGTCCTTGTACACAGGCTTGTAGATTGTGTCGAACGCCTTCTTCCTCAAGCTCGCATCCAACTCAATGTCTCCCAACAAGCCCCTGTCCTTCATAATGGAGTCCTTGACCTTGGCAGCCTTCGCCTCCCTCTCGGCCCTTTCCTTGTCAGCCTCTTCCTGGGCCTCCTTGAGAAGCTTGTCGTAGCCTTCCTTGAAGTACTCCCTGTTGCTGGCAAGGGCTTCCTTGGCATCCTCCACGTCAGTTCCGTTCTCCACGGTCCTCTCTGTGAACTTGAGGGCCTTTTCCTGTGTGAACCCCCTGTTGAGGTAGTCCTGGTAGATGAGGTTCCTCCTGAGCCTTTCGCCATCTTCAGTCTCCGCCATGACATCCGCCTCCTTTATGGAGGACAGATACTTGAGGGTCCCTTCGAACTTCCTGATGTCCGAGGGCTCCACGCCGTTGTTGAGCGCCGCGTCAACCCTCCTCTGCCTTTCGTCAAGTCCTGCCTTAATCTGCGCTTCCACCAAGTCCCTGAATTCCTCAGGGCCGGAAGCCTTCTCAATGAGCTCATCATCAAGGTCTGGGAAAATGCCTTCCTCCCTCAAAGCTTTGGCAATGGAAGAGTAGAAGCGATTGTTTGGAGAAGTACCGTCACTCGCCGGGAGGTCGGCATCTTCCTGTTCCCTGTTGGCTTCATTGCTTTTTCCACTACCTACGCTCTCTGACTTTTCATCCACGAATAGCTCGTCGGGATTTATGGTCTCAGCAGTGTCTTCTTCTTGTTTTTGGGGTTCCTCGGGACTGTCATCCCCGGGATCCCCCTGTCTTTCCTGCCCATTTGCCTGGGCGTCATCCTGGTAGGTGAACAGATTTTCAATCTGGCTCTCCCCCAAGATGTTGTCGAAACTCAGTTCTTCCATGTTATCTTCTCTTTAAGTCCTACTTCTTAAGTTCTTCATTTGATGCAAAAATAACTAATAGTCCGATGTTTCTATGGGACCTAAAATAGTTACTAAGCGCAGCTAAAGGATGTATTTCACTTATTACCCCTTCAGAACCCCTTCGGATAGTTCCTCTTGAAGAACTCGTCGTTGTCGAGGTCCTGTGAGCTGTCCCTGGTTGAGGGCTTGCTGAGGTCACCCTGATAGAGTATCACCTTTTCCTGGCGATAGAGCATGAGCTGCATGAGGGACATGATGCGGTCCACGTTGATGTTGGGGTTCCAGAGGATGAGCTCCCTGAGCAAGGCCCTGTTCCTGATGAAGTACAGGTTTGGGATGGAGGTCTCGATGTCATTGCCCTGGTCATCCTTCTCTACCTTGGATACCTTCTGTATCAACCATTCCTTAATCAGGGTATAGCCATAGTTCCTCAAGGTGCCTGGCTTGTCACTCCCGTACATCGCTATCCCCTTCAGCTTGTTGCCGTACCCAATCTCCTTTATCAGCTGCTTGTCCCTGAGGTACGTAGGGGTGTCCGCCAGCTTGTAGACGCAGTTCTTCTTGCTGAAGTACGCAAAGAGGCCCTTCTTGTTGTTCTCGTACATCATCTGGCAATTGTAGAAGAAGCACAGCTTGCGGGCGATCTCAAAGAAATCGTCGGCATATTCGGGCCTTCCGGTGTACTCGGCCACCAGCCTGTCGGTCCAGGAATCGAGGACGAAGATGGACCCCAAGGACATTGTGTTAGACGAGTCATCGTCGTAAGGGTCGCAGCTTGCCAGGTACCTCTCCGAGAACACGTCGCCCTGCCCGTCCTTCTGGGGCATCTCGAAGATCTCCAATGCGCCCTTCACCTTGTTGTCCTTCGTCGGGAAGTCCCTTATCGGGATGTCATTGGTCGGTATGAACTCCATCTTGCCGCTGGTTCCCTCCAGGAGCTCCCCGATGTACACGTCGTCGTACTCGGAAGGGTTGTTGTCTATCTGGTTCAGCCTTTCGATGAGCTCCGTTATCGGGAATATGGAATGATGGGACCTGAGAATGGCCTCCTGGGGGGTTATGGGGTACTGGGAGATGCGCTTGGCAATCGCGGTTATGTCGGAGGAGTTGTACTTCACCCTGTACCTGTCCGCCAGCAACCCGAGCAGGGCCTTGGTTACGTCGGAATTGCCGTCGGCATCCATGCAGCCGTCGTCCCTGTTCAGGTAGGCCGGGTAGAATATCGCGCACTCCTGGCTGCCCTGCCCCTCCTTGTCAAAGACATTGGGAAGAGACTCGACATTGTAGCCCTTGGGCTTGTAGATGATCTCCTGGAAGTCCTGGAAGTCGGACTGCTCGTCACCGGCGGTTCCGTAAAGGATTATCTCTCCGAACACGTCATCGCCTTGCTCGACAGAGGGGCGTATGAGGGTATACATGCTCAGGAGGTCCCTGAAGATGCCGGCCTCCTCAATGAGGTACAGGACTCCCCTGGAGCCATTGAGCTTGTCTTGGTTCACGCCTGTTATGATTCCCTGGACGGAGTTCTTCGACCCATGCTCCACGTCGCTCCCTGGCTTCTTGTAGCCCATCTTCCAGAGCATCTCCTGCCTTGACGAAGTTAGCCTGTGGCCTGCGAACTGGGTATTCTTCGCGCAGAAGTCGAGGTTGTCGGTGAAGATCGAGAGGATTTGGTTCTCACCCATCAACTTCGTCCGGTCTGTCGCCGTGACCCAACACTGGACGTCGCTCCTGTTGTCATGGGATTCCCCCAGTATGCACCTGCGGCTGAGCATGCCTCCCCCGAGGGAGGTGTTGTGGGTGACCACGAAGTCCCCTATGAGGTAGCAGTGGCTGTCATTGTTCACTATGACGCACTTGGCCTTCTCCCTGTGGCTGTACCTTATGTCGACTATGCTCGTCCAGTCCTTCCCGTCCTGGCCATGTACAGAAGGAAAGCCTGCAAGCTCCTTCAGTTTCCGAGGCAGCCGAAATATGGCGTCATTGGTGAGAATGGCAACGGTGTAGCCGGCCCTGAGCGGGCCACCCTCGTACTCGAGGTGCCCTGTAGGCAAAAGGGAGCTGTAGCCAAGGCTATGGCAGAGCCACCTTATATCATCCGCCAATCTCAATGAGGCGGTAGTAAATGTAGGCGCACCCTCATTGTCCACTATACCGCAAGTATCCATAAGTCCCCTGAGCACCTCCATCCGTACATCCGAGGAGTTGAACATGTACTCCCTTGGGATGAATCTCCTTTGGGGGAACTCACTATACATGCCATGCTTCTTTAGGAAGCCCTTGATTCCAGGAATCTCCATAGTATGGCTGCAAGGGGTCTTCCCACTACCAATCCTGTAGGGTATGCTTTTCTGATATATGTCAATGTCCCCCTCCTCCGAAGTGAACTCCACGGTATTCGTGGAACTCATGGAGAAAAGACCGCCCCCCAAGAGAAGCCCCAAAGAATAGGGGTCTATGGGGACTGATTGTGGACTGAACTCCACGGCACCGTTGTTTGGCAAGGAGTAGCGATAGGCGGTAGTTCCGCCATGACTCTCGTAGGTATAGCCTGAGTGCATCATCTCCCACAGGTCAATCACACATTCCGAAGAGTGTTCCAGGCAGTCCCTTACCCTGAACAGGTGTCCTGAAGTGCAACTGAGGGATCTGCCGTCAGACAAGGTGACAGTATAGATGTCCTCCTCTTCGTCAAAGGGAACCATGGTCACCCTCGTCGGCTTGCCGTCGTCCCCGAACAGGAGGTCCCCGACCTGTATGTCGCCCCACCTCCTCATACCATCAGGAGTATAGACGACCTGGCTGTAGGGGTGCGCCTTGCCCTTCCCTCGGCTGGCCAGTTCGGCGGCATGGTGGCCGTGAAGCCTCGCCTGGTGCATGTAGTGGGTCATCAGGAACTGGCCGTCCCAGAACTTGGGGAAGTTCACTACGCGAAGCGCCATCCCCTTGCTGTCCTTCACCACCTGGTGTATGGGACAGTAGTTGAGAAGCCAATACATGTCACCGGTGACCCACATGCCGGTGGACGGGTCTATTAGCCCCTCCCACCCCCTCCGGCGCTCCTCACGAAGCCACCTGCCAAAGTCGCTGTTGGGATTGGCGTTGGGCCTCAGGGTTGAGTACCTCTTGCCGTTGTTGGCAAACGCAATGGCCGCCTGCCTGAAGAACTTGGTGTTCTCAAGGATCGGGGGCCTAGTCACGTCTATCGTCACCTTGCCCTCATCGTCCCTTGGACACTCCGATATGAGCGGCCTGTCAGGGCTCACCATCCACTTTATGAAGGGAACCGTGTCGAGGAAGTCCCAGAACTGCTCCTGGACCTCCTGGGGATACGTATCCAGCCTCAGCTCCTCAAGCGGGGTCTGGCACTTGTTGAACTTCTCCATTCTACTCTTCCAAAAGCTTCCTTACTTCTTTCTGCCGGCCTTCTTCGCCAATTCCATCCCAATGGCGTACCACCGCTTCCCCTCGGTGTCCCCCCATTGCTGGATTCCGGGGATCGCGAAGGCCTTGTCTCCTGCGGCCTGCGTCTCCGCAGTATGCCTCCATTCGCCCGAAGGCGTCTTGCCCTCACCCCTGTTGTACTTTCCGGCGTTGTAGTACGTGAACGCATGGAACAGGGGAGGGAGCGAGCGGTCGGTATTGTTGTAGGCGAAGTCCCTCACGATGGACTCAGCCGGGATGCTCCCGAAGTTCTTGAAGTAGTTCGCGTTCATCAGCTCCGTGGCGTTGACGCCCTTGTCCCCGATGTTGCCGTATGGAACCCTCCCGAACCTCGTCTCCTGAAAGGCAAGCCCTACGGCCTCCTTGAGAGGGATGCCCGCCATGCCCGCATACTTCGCGAGGGAATCCAGCGCGTTCGTGGGGATGGATGTACCAAGGTTGTCGACCTTTATCACCTCGTCCCCCCAGGGAATCGCATAGCCGACAGTGCCATTGTGATTCTCGGCAATCCTTTGTGCGAACACGTTTTCCAAGTGCTGTGACTGCTCAGCCGTCCTTGAGGTGTTGTTGCGTATCCTCACGGGGATGCCTGCCGCACGCCTCTTGTCTATAATGTTCTGAAGGACTTGCTCCGCGTCCTTGGGACTTTCCCGGTAGAATGGGACGAGATCTTTTGAAATAGCCTCCACGGGATTTCCCGTAGCCATTGAGTACCTATTGAGGAAGTCCTCCTCAGCCGCCCGCTCCTGGGCCTCCCTTTCAGCCCTCTCAGCCTGTAGCTTCCTGAAGTAGCTGCCGAAGTCGTACTTGTCTCCGCCGTCTTGATAGAGGTTTGCCCCTCCCGTGGCACCCACAGGAGCCTGGGGAGCCTCCTGGGCATACGCATTGTATGCCTGCCTTATGTCCCCCAGGTCGGTGAGGCCGTGCATTATGGCCACCCCCATGAAGGCGGCCTTGCCCTTCATTCCCAAGTCATCCCACGTCATGGCAATCCGCTACCCCCTCGTTTATTATGCAGTCATAGTACTGGTCGGCAGTCATTCCCTTGGGAACCTTGTCGAGGTTGAGCTTGAGGAACGACGCGCCATTTCGTGCGCATATGATGCCTACGCCAAGCTTGTCGGCCTTGTCCTTGTCAGTGATCTTCCAATGTACCATACCTTAGTCCATGTTGTTGTCAAAGATTGTCAGCTCCTGGCTCCCACGGGCCTTCCCCCCTTCCTCCATCTCCTTCGCGAGGGCCTTCTCGGCGTCAGCCAGCTTCTGCGAGAGCTCGGGTATCTGCTTTATCGCGGCGGTTATGTTGTTGATTGTATATATGGGCTTGCCACGGTCGTCAAGGGCGTTGAGGTCGACCTCCCGAAGGAACCTGCTCACCTTGTCTATGGCGACCTTGGTGGATTCAAGGAGCACCGAGGACGAGGTGACGCACAGCTTCCTGTACGCCGCCACGGCGGCCTTGAACTCCGCCGTCATGCGGAAGTCCCGGATTCCCTCCTGGGCGAGGACCTCCTTCAGCCTGTCATTCTCGTCCACTATGTAGGAGTAGTTGCTCCTCGGGTCATAGCAAAAGAACAGCACGCTCATCTGCTGGTAGAATTTCTCCTTCTTCAGGGTCCTGTCCATGTTGAACAGCCTCCTTATCGGCTTTACCAGCAAGGCCTCGTCGGCCACCTTAAGCTCATAGTTTTCAACTGATATCAGTCGCATAGCGCAAAATTACCAAATGTTTCCCCTTGTCCGAACGTCCTAAGCGATTTTCTTAACAAATGGGGGAGAGGGGCTTCACAGCCGCCCTCCCCCTACGTGCCTAGCCTATAAAATCGGGTCGCATAAATGACTAGACGATGAGCTGGCTTTGCGGGGCCACGATTTGAGGCTCGGGCCTCTCCTCCCCCTCAAAGGCATACTCAACGTCCCTGTCATTTATCTTTATGCACTCCATCGGATTCCCCTCGTCGTCGTCGATGGTGAGCCAATGGATGTCATAGCTCTTTATGGGGTTGTTGTCCAGGTCGTTCTGTATGGAGTTCTTGTCGTAACGCCTCTTGGCGTAGTTCTCGAAGTTCACCATGACCATGTCGCCCGGCTGTAGGTTCCTTACGGAATCGCCCACGAACAGCACCTTCTGCCAAACCTTTATGTCCCCCTTTTTGGCCACTATAAGGCCGTTCTCGATCCAGTCGTCCTCAAACCTGTCCCCAGTGATTATGACTGACGTGAACAGGGGCTTAACCTTCCTGATGTGAAGCATCTTGTTTCTCCTGTCTTTTCTTTATTTTCATTTCAACTATCTCATGGTACTTCTTGACTCTCCTGTACCTGTCAAGCGTGACACAGAACTTCCCCAACTTGGGTATGTTGACATGCGGTCGCAGTGCAAGGAACTCCTCGTCGGTCAGGTCCTCCTTGAGCGGTTGGGAGGCTATATAATCCTTGACAACCCTCCAGTAGGCCTTGTATGCCCTCTCCACAACCTTGACAGGCAAGCCGAGCTTCCCCGCGACCTGCTCGAATATCTCCTCGTAAGTCATTCCCCAAACACTATGAGCAATTGAAACTTTCCGTTGTCGTCCTTCCTGATGTTTGGGATGAGCCTCGGGTTGAGGACGTCATTGACGATGACCTTGCGTTTCCTGAGGTTGCTCATCACCACGTAGAAGTGCTGCAACGTTATGCCACAATCCTCGATGACCCTCTTCTTGGCGTCCTCGCCCATCACCACGGAGTCGAGGATGGCCTCATCCGAGATGCTTCTTGAGAGCTCGTACCGTTGCTTGAGGAAGGAGGCCACCACGTCAATCTCCCTGTTGGTGAGGTTTATGAAGGGCCTGAGGAATATGCACCACCACTTGAAGAAGTCTGTATCCAGCCTAGTGGGAACCTCAACCATGTTGTTGGGTTTACGGAACTTCCCTTGGGAAGCCTGAGCTGGACTTCCCATCGCTATTCCTCCCCAGCGGACTTCGGGGTCTCTCCATTGTCCGCCTCTCCAGCCTCAGAAGCCTCCGTCTCGCCTTCCTTGGGAGCCTCGGGTTCGTCCTCGGCCTTCATGGCGGAGGTGAGCTCTGACACGCACTCGGCGATGAACTCGGGCTCGAACATGTCCTTGTGGTCGAGTATCTGGAACAGGTAGTCCAGTCTCTTGAAGGTGTTCGTCATGTCCATGCGCTGCATCTGGGCCAGGAGCCTCTGATAGAGCCGCTGGCATGCCTGGTTGACCTCGGCCTCGGTGTAGAGCTTCGTGGGCTTCTTGCCGCTTGCATCAGGCTCGGCCTGAACGTTGTTTTTATTCATCTCTTCCATTGCTTTTGAATTAAGTTGTTGTTATGTTGGTCATTTTCTTCTTTCCACAAGCTTGTGGCCGTACCTCATCTGGTACATCCTCTCCCAGGAGAATATGGAGGTCTCCCTGATGTCGGTGCAGCTGCAATCCTTGCAGTAGTCTGAATCGGGAACCCCATCCACGTCCCTGATGTTGAGTGAGTAGCACCTGGCGCAGTACAGGACTGGCTCCTCGTTGTAGTCTATGGTCTTCTTGTCGTCCATGCGAAGCCCTGTGCCTTAAACATAGTATAGCAAGGTATACTGCTCCTGGCCGCTTATCACGGTCACGATGTCCTCCTTCTGTATCCCCTTCTCATTCGCGAGCCTCACAAGGCCGCTGAGCGTCGTGGAGATGAGCGCCGTAAGTGTCCTCGCCTTCTCCATGTCACTTCTTCTTCGAGGTTGTACGGGACGTCTTTGACGGACCCCCGGCGGCCCTCGACATGGCGACCGCCCTCTTTGCGAGGTCGGACGCCTGCTGCTTGGCCTCCTTCACGGCCCTGTTCATCCTGGCCTTGTCGCCCAGGATTTCCTGATAGGTGGCCATGACCCTCGCGTCACTCTCGGCCTGCCACTTCTGCTCGTCCCTTGTTGACATATCTCAAATCCTTAAAGTCCATAAAAAACAGGGAGGCCAAGGTATGCTGACTAATCAAAATCATTCAAGTACTCGTAAAGACAATCCGATCTTCGACAAATTTTCCCGAGCCTCCCTTCTTAAAAAGGTGTACTGCTAATCCTGTAATCGTACTTTCACAAGCACGCCACAAAGTTATATAAAATTCTTAAATAAACAAATAATTCTTGTCAGGTCGTTGGAAAGGGAGAACCTTGGGCTTCGAAAGACAAAAATAGGGAGGGGACTTCGCAGCCGCCTCCCTATACCCTAATTGAACATTACTTATGACACATCACAAAACATTGAGAAAAACTCGTGGCAATGCCACAAGCGTAATCACTTTATTTCCAGGTAGATGGACTCACCCTTCTTCGAGGCCTTCTCTATGATGGGATAGAACTTGTCTATGGTGGCCACCGAGTTCACTACCTTGCCCACTACCTTGTTCTGCCCCAACAGGATGCACCCGTCCGTATCACTATTGGTATTCCCGGAGTGTATCCTTATTCCCGAGAACCCAGGCACCCCGTTTACGAGGGGCATCATCTTCTTGAACCTTGGGGAGTAGGTCCAGAGCACCTTGTACTTCCCCGTCGGGATTGCGGTCTCCCCGGCTACCTTGACGGACTTTATCTCCGCATCGGACATCGAGTGCCTGAGCCCCCTGTCCGCGTCCTCAAGGGTGTCACAGAAATAGCTGCCGTCGATGTAGAGGCTGCCTATGGTGTACTTAGGCTTTCTTGCCCTGCGCTTCAACAGAAGGTTCATGTCCCTTGTCCTTTTTGTCGACCTCTTCCTGAAGTTTCCTGGCCCTGCAAGTGGCGTCGTAGCATATATTGCCCATGAGCTTCACCACCTGTGTCTGCAACTCGCTCACCTGCTGCCTGAGCAGTCGGTTCTCCTCCTCGATCTCCCTGAGCTTCTGCGTGTTTGATTTGGTCAGTTCATCGTAGAACTGCAACGAGTCCTGCATGTTCTGGATAAGGTTGGAATCCACTTCGGCGTTGTACTTCCGCTTGGTCACATGGAACGTGACGAAGCTGGATATCACGCTTGATAGTATGCCTATAAGGGCTATGGCGACTTCAGTGAGCATTCTTGCCAGACTTTATATTTCCATGCAAAGATAACTGATTCTCCCCAAGTGTTTGGCCGATAACTCGAGGGCTGCACAAACCTAAAGGCATCCCTAAGGACAACGACCCGCAGGAATCGCTACCTTTGCGAAAAACATGACAAGATGAAGAAGAAGCTGATAATAGGAGCCGTGGCGGCGATAGTCCTCCTCACCATGGGACTGTGCCTTTCCATAGGCCACTCAAAGAAGCTGGGGGAAAGGTACGGAAGGGCGGTGGAGAACCTCGAGGCCATGGACGACCAGTACAACGGCATGGAGCTTTCGAACAGGGCGCTGTCCCTGAAGGTGGGGCAGCTCGAGTACTTCAAGGACTCCATCATGCACAAGATGGATTCCATACGGAAAGAGCTGGGGATAAAGGACAAGGAGATCCAGTCCCTACAGTATCTCGCGTCGGTAGCCAGGAGGACGGACACCATCACGGTGAGGGACACCATCTTCAGGGACAGGCACTTCCAGCTTGACACACTGTATGGGGACCAGTGGTACAGGATGAGGCTGCACCTTGAGTACCCTAACGTGATAGCCGCCGAGCCCGAGTTCACCAGCCAGAAGTACATATTGGTGTCCAACTCAAAGGAACCAATCGGGAAGCCGAGGAAGTGCTTCATGGCAAGGTGGTTCCAAAGGAAGCGCACGGTCGTAAGGGTCGACGTGAAGGAAGGGAACCCCTACATAAGGGACACCATGAACAGGTACGTCAAGATAATCGACTAGGGACTGCTGGAAAGGACCGGTGGGGACAAAAGAAAGGGGACTCTATGAGCCCCCTTAACCGTAATCCCAAAAGGCTACTTGCCCTGCTGCCGCAGCTGCCTCTCCTTGATCCTCATGTCGTCCTCATGCTGCCTCTTCTTGAGCTCCAGGGACGCCTCGTCCTGCCTGAGCTTGGCGTCGAACTCCTTGACGTCCTGCGCCAGCTTGTCTTTCTCGAGCTGGTACTGCTGGTCAGACGTCACCTGGTTGTCCATGTTCATCATCGCGAGCCTGTCGGCCTCGGCCTGGGCGTTGATCTTCGCCACGAGCACCTGGGTCTCCAGCTTCTCCTGATGCATCTTGTACTCCCTGTCAAGCCTCTCCTGCTCGAGCTGCGCCTGCTGCTGTAGCTGCTGCTGCTGCAACTGGAGCTGCTGCTGCTGCTGCTGCTGGGACTCCTCCCTGCGCCTCTTCTCGTCGTTCTCGAGAATCCTCTCCCTCTCGGCGACGGAGGTGGTGTTGTACAGCTTGATGATGGTCGAGAGGTCATACTGGTTCTGGACGGCGGCCTGCGTGAGGACGTCAAGCTTCTGGTTGAGCTCCTGGGTGGCGGTGCCGTTGTCGACCACGAGGCCGTAGTCGCACTCCGCGAACTCGTCCCCCTCAATCTCGGCCTGCTTCACCGCCCCGTCCGTGGTGATGTACTCGAACTTGCGCTTGCCCTTGCCCTTCATGGCGATCTTGGCCGTCTCGAGGAGGCACTCGAGGACCCTCTTCTTCACGGACTCATGGGTGAAGAACAGGTATTCCGTGATGTGGGAGCTCTGCAAGGTGGCCCTCTCGACGCCGCCAACCGTCTCCCTGTTCGAGATCTGCCCCTCCCTCTGCCTCGAGATGCCAGCCATGTCGCCCATCTTGTTGGTTATGAAGTCCAGGAGGTTGCAGTACTGCACTATCTCGGTCCCCAGGCTCGCGTCTATCACCCCAGAGGAGGCCGTGTTCATGGCCCCGGCTATCTTGCCCGTGGCCGCACCATACTCGCCCTCCTTGAAGGAGTTCTCCACGGCTATGCCGCTGGACTCAACGAAGTACAGCCACTTGTCGACGTCCCATCCCTTGGGAACCTTCGCGAAGTCCAGCCTCAGGATCTTCCCCTTGTTCTTCGCGAGGACCTTGTTGAGCCTGTCGTGTATCACGTCGTACAGGTAGGCGTAGGGCTTCATCATGTCCACGAGGGAGAAGGGCTTGTCGCCGTTTATGTTGTAGATGGAGCCCACTATCCCGAAGTGGCAGCGCGAGGGGTTCGAGAGCCTGTTGTACTGTACGGGCCTCGGCCTCATGCTGATGTAGATGTCGGTGCCGATCTTGATGCCCTCCCAGGCCTCGTTTATCCAGAAGGACTCCTCCTCCTCGCCCTTGTCTGCGTCGGCCACATAGGTCTCGGGGTAGAAGTTGAACTGCTCCTCCCCCGACACCGGGTCGTAGGACTTGACCTTCTTTATCTTCCTGCGGGACTTCCAGTAGACCTTCAGGACGCGAACGTTCCCCTCAAGGTCGTATGGCAGAAGCGAGGAGTCCACGTCATCGTCAAAGAGGCTCAGGGGGTCGAGCTCCGCGTCCGTGTCCCCAAGGACGGCACCGTGCACGAGGCCATACCTCGGGTCGACGCTCCCCATGTCGTCGGTGTAGGAACCCCCAAGGAAATTGGGAGACTCCTCGATGCTCCTGAGATCCTCCTTCGAGAGCTGGTCCCAATATGTGTCTATTATCCGTCCAGGCGACCAGTAGTCCTCTATGATTATTATGTCAGCGTCCTCAATCCTGTTCGAGTACCCCGACCTCAGTATCCTCACCTTCATCGGGTCGAGCCTCTCGACCACTGGCTCGCCCCCCACTATGTCGCACTGGTAGACCTCCTCGCCGACGCACATGGCGTCGAGGAAGCCGGCGTTGAACAGCTGTGGGATCTCGAGCTCCCTGATGTAGTGGTTGAGGAGCTGGTTCGCCCGCACCTCCCTCATGTCCTGCCATTCGTACGTGAAGTAGTCCCCGAGCTTCTCGAGGTTCCGGTTGAACTCATCCTCCGAAGCGGAGTCGTCCGCGACCATCTGCCGGAGCCTCACGAGCATCTCCTCCTTCTTGTTCTCCTCAATCTCGGAGATGGCGTTGGGGTTGGTCACCACCACCCTGAAGTCGAACACCCTCTTCGACTCCTCGCCCCTGAGGACTTGCAGCTTCGAGTTCATCACGGGATAGTGCTGTATGTTGTCGGGTATGTAGGAAGCGGCGGTGCCGTAGGGGTTCAGCATCAGCTTCAGGTCCTCCATGTGCAGCTTGCCGTTGAGGAGGTCGTAGTTTATCTTCATGTTGAACACGGACTTCCTCGTGAGGTTGTAGTGCAGCAGGCTCCTCGAGTCCGCGAAGTCCACGTTGGCCTTCCTCCACTTCTTGGTCTTCTCCCTGAAGGGAAGCTGCTGTGCAGGAAAGCCCTTGTTTGCATATCCCATATCCTTATACGCTTATTTCATGCAAAGATAGGAAAGACGGAAAAGTTTTGCAACTGCTTAACAGACAACCTTAGTTTTGCGATTTTTTCCTATATTAGCGTCATGAAAATGGAAGACATAGTGAAGACCCTCGGGGAGCTTACGGGAAAGAGGCTGTCGCTGAGGAGGACAGTGAAGGGGTCCGACCTGGGAAAGGACTCCAGGAGATACCTCATGGAACTGCATGAGGGAGACAGTGTCGTCATAGCCAGCCAGGCCGACGGCCCCTGGAAAGGGGATCATAAGGGCAAGCTCGTAGATGCGGTGGAGGAGATGTTCCTTAGGGAGCTGCTGCTCACGTTCCTCATATAGAGAGAAGATCCCTCGCGAACTCATAGAGGCCCCCAGGGTCAAGCACCTTGGCGTTGTCAATCCTGAGCACCCTCATATTGGGATAATGGGACCGTATGTCCTCGGTCCTGAAGGAGTCGTACCTACACTGGAGGTCCTTCGAGTGGTAGCCCCCGTCAATCTCGACCACAAGGTCCTTCCCGGGAAGGTAGAAGTCGGCTATGTAGAACCTCTCGATCAGCCCAGTGTCCCTCCTTATGAATATGGGGTACTGGGGGATAAAGTAGACTCCCAAGGCCTTGAGGAGACGTGAGAACACCTCCTCGGCCTGGGTCGGCTCGCATACCATACGCTGCAAAAAGTCGTTCGCCTTAGACCTCATGAAGGCGTTGTGCTCCCTTATATAGGAAGGGGAGGACTCCCTCCCCGAGGGAGTCCTTTTCGAGGACATCTTCCTCTTGAGCCTACTATCCCTATTTACCCTCTTCATGCAAGGAGAAAAAGAATCCCATCTCCCAAGACGAGGGACGGGAAAGACATTAATAAAACTTCATGAGGACGATGACCGCTATCCACTGTAGGAAGGCGCCTGCGCAAGTGAAGGCCATACTCACCTCGTCGAACTTGCCCTTCCTGACCTCAATGTCATAGATTTCCTTCAGGAAACTAGCGACGATGCCCCAAAAGAAGGAGCCCGGGCAGAGCACGGTGAACATGCCGGAGTCAACGGGGAACAGGCTGCCCACCGCAGACAGGAAGCCAACTATGGCGGCGCCCGCGATGAAGTGCATGTACTTATCAGCCGTGAAGCCGGTAATCCAGCCATAGACTTTCTTAAAGAATCTTACCATATCGACAAAGTTTAACTCCGCAAAAATAAAAAAATTTTTTGAAATTTTTGAAAACGGGACGTGGGGATAAAGAGGGGTGATTATTATATACGTATCCCCCCATGTTTGATGGGTTGGGGGAGTACCCCTCCCCATGCTTTGCAGCAGGGATTACCTGCTGCTACATACACAGTATGGAAACGCTGGCAGGCAGTTGCCACGATTGGATTACTAACGCCTGCCGAATAAAACAGCAAAAGCTATGAACAACAAAATTCTTGACGAAGTAGGAAACATCCTGAACGACGCAAACCTTATCATGTTCAACCAGCCGTGGTGCTACAAGAAAGATATCCTGAACCTGCGCCCATGGGATGCGAAGTGTTACTACTGGGCTCAGCTCTGGGTTGTTGATGGTAAATCCAGGCTTACTGTCTTTAATGAATTGGATGAGGTGTATGAACTCTATGAAGATGAGACTGATGGTGACCTCATTCTGAAGGACTGTCGTAGGGGAATTGAGGATTACCTGGAGGATTTGGAGATAGATAATGAGTCCCTACTCCTCGATGCCTGCATAGGGCTTAAGAAGGTATGGCCGGATGTAGAAGCTTATCTGGCTCCCTTTACAAGCGGGTGGCCATAGGAATGATATAGTCAGGCCTATTATAGAATATATACATCCCTGGAATGGGTGACTGGGGTTTACGTTCACCCAAATTCATAAATAATAAAAAAATGAAGAAAATTGAGAAAGTCCTCGTGCCTATGTCTTATGGCGAGGAGGTGACCGTGGATGCGGTCTTGGTAGCTCTCTACGAGCAGTTGGGGAGCCTTGCCCTTGTGAAGCTCTACTACGGGCAAAATAGGCTCATTGAAGTCGTCGAGGGTGATGACTGTGACAGAGTGCGAGTAATCGCGGAGTATTGTGTGATTCCCGAATATGATGAACTGTTATCAACTTCTATTAAATAAAATACTGAAGAAGACCGGTTCGATGAGTAT